ATGACCAGTATCCACCACACCGGGGCGCGCGCCGTCCCGATCGGCCGCATCACCGCGGCCGCGACGGCGATCACCGAGGCGCTCGGGCTGAGCACCGAGGTGCACACCCTGGCCGCCCACGCCCACTACAAGGACGGGACCGTCGAGTCCTGCCTGGACATCACGGTCGACACCCACACCGTAGCCCCGGGCGACCGACACGCCCTGGTGGAGCGCATCGTCGCCCACCTCGGCGGCGCCCCGGAGGACGTCGAGGAGGTCGACGACCCGTGGAGCGAGATCGTCTCCGCCGAGGTCCTCACCTCCGACGGCATCCGCATCCGCGTCGAGGCCGACCTGGAGGTGACGTGGTGACTACCTCCACCTCCACCCAGGTCGTGACGATCCCGGCCGACGCGCTCGTGGAGCGCACCATCGCCTCCGACGGCACCCCGGTGCTCACGCTGTGGGCGGACCGGTCCGACCCGCAGCCGCTCCTGGTGATCCGCTCGGGCCCCGGGGCCCCGGCCGACCAGCGGGACCTGATGGCCGCACTCGCGCAGGAATCCGACTACGCCGCCGACGACTACGCGGAGCTGGCGCGACGGGCGGGTGACTTCTGATGGCGATCACCCACCACAGCTCCGAGGAGCGCGAGCTGGCCCGCCTGCACGCCGCCCTGGCCGCGGTCACCCTGACCGACTCCGACCGGCGGATCCTGCACTGGATCGCGGGCTGGGGACCGGAGGTCGCCGACCCGATCGCGTCCCTGCTGGAGCGCACCGCCCTGGCGCACGGCGCCGCCTGGACCGCCCCCGCCGGCGAGCCCGCCGCGGTTCGCGCGGCCTACGACGACGGCGGCCCGATCCCCGAGGGTGCGGACCCGCGAGCCGCGGAGGGCCTGCCGTCCCACATGCTCCTCGGCGTCACGGCCGGCCCGCCCGCCGAGCCGTGGTGGCGCTGCACCCTGTGTCGGGTCACCCGGCGCGGCCAGGCCAACCCGACCATGGCCCGCGTGGACGCGGAGCTGCACGTGGCCAGACACCACGGGGGTTCCCGGTGAGCGACACTGCCCTGCACCTGCTGCTCGCCGCGGCCGCCGTCCTGGTGGCCGCCGAGCAGGCCGCCCTCGTCGCCATCGGCTACCTCGCCGCCCGGAAGGCGCTGCGCGAAGCGGTCGCCGAGAACCGCGACCTCCGGGAGCGCCTGGTGGCCGCCGAGGCGATCATCCGCGCCGCCGAGGCCGCGGGCTACCTGCAGACCACCACGTCCGGCCGCCACCGCGCGGTGTCCCCGGAGGAGGCCGCCGATGCCTGAGCGCCGCCACCCGCTGGCCCTGATCGCCGGGGCCAAGGAGATGCTGACCGCCGCCGCCGACACCTACCGGCTGTGTATCGCCCACGGCCTGCCGCTGGATGAGCCGCGGGTGCTGCTGGAGCAGGCGGGGCAGCTGCAGGCCGAGGCGGTGCGGGCGATGCGCGCCGACGCTGCGGCCCTGGTGCTCGCCGACGCCGACGGGCCGATGTCGGACCAGCTGATCGCCTCGCTGCTCGGCGGGACGAGCCCGCTCGCCGTCGACCTGGACGAGGAGGACGAGCTGTGACCATCGAGACCCCGACCGGGCGGCTGCTCGGGACCTGGCCCGACGGGTCGCCCGAGTGGCATGCCGCCCGCGCCTCCCGCCTCGGCGGGTCCGACATGGCCGCGGTCCTGGGCCGGTCCCCGTGGGTGTCGCCGTACCGGCTGTGGCACCTGAAGGCGGGGAACGTCGTCGACGGCCCGGCGAGCGACGCGCAGGCCCGCGGCCACTACCTGGAGGACGGCATCCGCCGCTGGTGGGCCGACCGCCACCCCGAGTTCGAGGTCGCCACCGGCGGAACCTACGCCCACCGCGAGCGCGACTACCAGCTCGCCAACCCCGACGGGCTGGTCTTGAAGGACGGCCGGCCGGTCGCGCTGCTGGAGATCAAGACCGACTCTCAGGATGACGACGACGTCTGGGGCAAGGCCGGCACCGACCAGATCCCGCTGTACTACCGGACCCAGATCCAGTGGTACCTCGACGTGCTCGGCCTGGAGGTCGCCCACGTCGCAGTGCTCACCGCCAGGTTGGAGTTCCGCGAGTACACGGTCCGCTACGACGCGGACGACGCCGCGATCCTCCGCCGCCGCGCCGAGATGTTCCTGGACTCGCTGATGTTCAACGAGCCGCCGGACTTTGACGGCGCCCGCTCCACCTACGCCACCGTGCGCGAGCTGCACCCGGCCATCGACGGCACCACCGTCGAGCTGACCTTCGAGGAGGCGGCCGCCTACTGCGCAGCCAAGCACGCCCTGAAGGCCGCCGAGGAGGCCGAGCTGCACCAGCGCTCGATCCTCGCCGACCGCATGGGAGCCGCGAAGAAGGCCGCCTTCGCCGGGCACACGATCGCGACCCGGCAGGCCCGCGGCGAGTCCGCCCCCTTCGTGGTGGCCGGCCGCAAGCTCCCCGACATCCAGCCCCGCACCGAAGAAGAGGACGCAGCAGCATGACCACGACCGAGATCGCCGTGTCCAGCATCGGCGCCCTGGCGCTGGACCCCACCCAGACCGAGTGGACCGAGCCGCAGACCGCGGCCCTGGCCCAGCTGGGCATCGCCGACGCCCCGGCCGGGGACCAGCTGGTGTTCCTGCACCAGGCGCAGAGGACCGGGCTGGACCCGTTCGCCAAGCAGCTCTACATGATCAAGCGCTGGGACTCCCAGTCCGGCGGCTACAAGTACACGATCCAGGCCGGCATCGACGGCCTGCGGGTGATCGCCGAGCGCACCGGACGCTACGAGGGCCGCACCCCCATCCAGTGGTGCGGGGAGGACGGGGTCTGGCGCAACGTGTGGCTGGACCGGAGCCGCGCCCCGGTGGCCGCGCGGTGCGCGGTGTACAAGCGCGGGTTCCGCGAACCCTTGGAGGGGGTCGCGCACTGGGCGGAGTTCGTGCAGACCAGGAAGGGCGGCGACCCGACCCCGATGTGGGCGACCAAGGGCGCGCACATGCTCGGCAAGGTCGCCGAGGCCCTCGCGCTGCGGGCGGCGTTCCCCCAGGACCTGTCCGGGATCTACACCCCGGAGGAGACCGCCGCTGAGGACGACGCCGCGGCCGCGTCCGGCGGGCCTGGCCAGACCATCGCCGAGGCGGTCGCCGAGGAGTACTCCCGGCCCTCCGGCGAGCAGATGGTCACGCCCGAGCAGCTGTCCGAGATCGCCGGGCGCATCCGCGACCTGGGCATGGGCAAGGACGCGGCCCTGGAGGTCTACGCCGAGGCGGCCGGGCGGCAGGTGCCGACGACGCGGCTGCTGACCGCCGCCGAGGCCGAGGCGGTCATCGAGGAGCTGGCTCGCCGCGCGGCCCCGCCGGAGCCCGAGGAGGCGCCGGAGGAGCCGGTGGACGCCGAGATCGTCGACGACGCGCCCGCGGACGATCCGTGGGCCGAGCGGGCGGAGGCGGCCCAGTGAGCCCGCTCCGCCGCTGGATGAACCGCCGGTCCCGCCCCTCCGCGGGCGGGCCGGCGGCCCCCGGCCCGCTGCCGGAGGCCGACCGCCAGGCCGTCGTCGTGGAGGCGTCGGCGCACCTGGACGCCGCGGGCATCACGCTGCGCGCCGCCCACGAGGCCCTGGACGCCTACTGGGAGTCCGGGAGCCGCTTCGACTACCGCGTGTACCGCAAGCTCACCGCCGACGCCGCGCAGTCCCTGCACCGCTCCGGCGCCCGGCTGGCCGCGACCCAGAGGGGAAGCCGATGACCCCCGCGACGCTGGCCGCCCGCGGCGGCCTGGCCCCCGCACCCCCGCAGCCGGCGCCGCCATCGGCGATCAGCCGCGGCGCCTGCTACGCCCCGGGCCGCCCCGGTCGGCCGTGCGGGCACTGCGGCGCCCCGCAGACCGGCCACGGCGTCCGCTACGCCGCCCTGGCCGGAGCCCACGAGTGGACACCCGAGATGCGCCTCGGCGCCGACCGGATCGGAGTGACCAGGTGAGCACCCACGGAACCCGCGCCCGCTACGTCGCCGGGTGCCGCTGCGACGCCTGCCGGACCGCGAACCGCACCTACAACTCGACGCGCAACCGGGCCGCGGTCTACGGCCGCCCGACCACGGACCTGGTCGACGCGGCCCCGGCCCGGGAGCACGTGCGCGCCCTGATGGCCGCCGGCATGGGCACCCGCGCCATCGCCGAGGCCGCCGGGATCGAGCGGAAGAGCGTGCAGCGCCTGCTGAACGGGCGCCCCGACCGGGGCAACCCGCCGCCGACCCGGATCACCCCGCAGGTCTCCGCAGCGCTGCTCGCCCTGGCCCCGGCACCGGCCGCGGCCGCCCTGGTGGACGCCACCGGGACGAAGCGGCGGCTGCAGGCGCTGATCTCGCGGGGGTGGGCGCAGGCCCAGCTCGCGGCCCGGCTCGGCATGGCCCCCACGAACTTCGGCACCACGCTCCGAGGCGAGCGGGTGCTCGCCGGCACCGCGCGGCAGGTTCGTGAGCTCTACGACGAGCTGTGGGACGTCGCCCCGCCGGAGACCACCCGCAGGGAGCGCATCTCGGCCTCCCGCGCCCGCAGGTATGCCGCCGTCCGCGGATGGGTCCCGCCGATGGCCTGGGACGACGACACGATCGAGGACCCCGCGGCCGTGCCGGACCTCGGTGAGGAGGTGCTGCGCCGCGAGGCGGTCGCCGAGGACGCTGCCGAGCTGGCCGCCCAGGGACTGACTCGCGAGCAGATCGCCGCCCGTCTCGGAGTGGGCCGGACCTACATCGACAAGTCCTTGACCGCCGTCTGACCACCCCCACGGGCGCCCCGTCGCGTGGGGCACGGGGCGCCCACCCCGAACAGGAGCACACCATGAAGCTGTTCCCGATCACCACCGTCTCCCTGCCACCCGGGGAGAAGCTGCTCACCAGCAACCAGCGCAACCACTGGCGCACCCGCGCCCGCATCACCCGCGACCTGCGCACCGCCACCGCCTGGGCCGCCAAGGGGCACGGCCGGATCTCCGGGCCGGTGCGCATCACCGCGGTCGTCCACCCCAAGACCAACCGGCGGTTCGACCCGCACAACTACCAGCCGTCGGTGAAGGCCATGATCGACGGCCTCGTCGACGCAGGCCTGCTGCCCGACGACAACTCCGAGGTACTGACCGAGGTCGCGTTCGTCGCGGGGGAGAAGAACCCGGCCGGCTGGCAGATCGAGCTGCGCATCGAGGAGGCCGCCCGATGAGCCGCCGCACCGTCGCCTGCGCCTGCTGCGGCGCGGTCGGGCCGCACCGCGGCCGCGGTCTCATCGCCTCCTGCTACGGCCGCGCCTACGAGGAGGGCACCCTCGACCGCTGGCCGACGGTGCGGCGGCGGACGGCCCGCCGCCAGGGCGCCCGGCTCCGTGAGCGCCGCGCCGCCTACCTGGCCCTCCGCACCTCGGGGATGAAGCAGGCCGCCGCCGCGGCCCGGGTCGGGATCTCGGTCAAGACGGCCTACCGCTACGAGCACGACGAAGGAGGGCGGCCATGAGGACCGTGTGCCACGCAGGGCGGCATCCCTGGAGCGAGGAGACCACCGCCGTGCTCCCCGGTGACGGGCGCCGGTACTGCCTGGAATGCACCCGGGAGCGCGCGGTCCTGGCGCTGGCCGGCCGCCAGGTCTACACCCCGCAGCCGGAAGAGGCTACGCGCCCGGCGGGGGAGTGGAGGGAGCACGCCACCTGCGCCGGGGAGCCGCTGAGGCTGTTCTACGGGCCCAGCGTCGAGAAGCCCGCCGCCCGGGAGGCGCGCGTGGCCAAGGCCAAGGCGATCTGCGGCCGCTGCCCGGTCCGCACCGAGTGCGCCGAGGACGCCGTGGCCCGCGGGGAGAAGTGGGGCGTGCGCGGGGGGCTCACCGGCACCGAGCTGAAGCGCGAGCGCCGCCGAAGGATGAAGCGCGCGGTCGCGCGGTCACAGGTGGTCTGCTCCTGCTGCGGGAAGACCGGGCCGCGCGGCGGCCCCGGCCCCGACGGGGTGCTGATCACCTCCTGCCGGGCCCGGTGGGTGCGCGCGGGCCGCCCCGAGACGGTGCCGCCGGCGCCGGTGGGGAGCGCGGCGTGATCCGGACACACGAGGCCGGCCGCCCCCGTGCGGGGGGCGGCCGGCGGGCCGCCTTCAGGCGTCTCGGACCTTCCCGTCGCGGATCTTCGCGATGTACTCGCGGGACCAGTCCACGCTGCGCCCGATCAGCGCGAGGTCCTTGCCGTTGCGGGCTTCCAGCTCGTCGCGGATCCCTTGCATCAGCGCGGCGCGGGCCCGGTCGTAGTCGTCTCGGAGCTTCCGCAGGTGCTCGATCTCGTCCTTGGCCATGGTGCCAATCGTTCCACAACTCATATAGCTAACTTAGATCGCGAACAAAGTTGACACAAGAGGGGAGGCGGAGCTAGCGTGAACATTGAACGCGAACAAAGTTGACAAATATCCCGTCTGGAGACCAGGAGGCCCCATGTACGCCACGAAGACCGCCACCGCCTACGAAGCGGTGAACATGATCGGCTCCGGTGCGCGGATGTACCTGGTCTTGAAGGGCGGGACCACCGTCGCCGGAGAGGTCGCTGACATCAGCGCCGAAAGCTGCACCATCACCGAGATCGACGTCATCAGCGGCGACATCAGCGGCTACGCCGCGGGGGCCGGTTACCGGATCGCGCTGGCCGACCTGATCACGGTCGCCGGCGGCGTCGACGGCGCCCTGACCTTCATCAGCATCGCCTGACCCTGGAGGACCCCATGTGCCGGTTCGTCGAACGCGACACCGCCCGCCCCGCCCGCGAGATGCGCTACGGACTCCGCGTCCGCTCCCGCCTCACCGGCGAGACCGGAACCCTGCTCCGCGTCACCCCCGCCGGCAACCCGGTCTGGCGCCCCGACGGCACCGACCTGGAGATCACCAACGGCGCAGGCGAGATCGAGGAGGTCCAGTGACCGAGCAGTGCTACCGGTGCGGCCGGACCTGGGGCGTCACCATGACCCCCCGCACCTGGGTGCTGTGCAGCCCCTGCGCCCGGCCCGCCCCCAACTGGGGAGACGTCGCCTCCTACTGGCGCTCCCGCGCACGGACGGCGTCCTCCACCGCCTGGAGGCTGCTGCACTACCGCTCCCCGGAGTGGTGGGACCAGCAGGCCGCCGTCGCGGACCTGGACTACGCCGCCGAGATCGCCTCGGACAACCTCCGCATCCCCGCGGGGGTGGTGTGGGGCAACTCCGGCGGTAAGCGCCCCGAGTGGCTGGACGCACCCCTGCCCGCCCACGTCACCGCCCACACAGCGCCGCCCGGCGCCTGAGCCCGCCCGGACCCAGCCGGCGCCCCCGCGCTGCACGGGGGCGGGCACGCAGCCCTCCCTCGAACGACAGGAGTTCCGATCATGTCCGACACCCCCGAGACCGTCGCCACCTTCGGGCACCGCGGCGCCACCTACGAGATCGACCACCTCGGCATCACCCATCCCGACACGCAGTGGGGCGAATACGTCGTCTACACCGCTGACGGGCGGCAGGTCGGCGAGTTCATCAGCCGCGGTGCGGGGCTCTATCCGCAGTACCGGCCACCGGAGCCCTCCGTCCCTGAGCTGGTCGAGCTGGCCAAAGCCGCCCTTGAGGAGGCCGGGCGATGACCCCCCTGGAAACCCTGCTCTGGCTGGCCATCGCAGGCGCGGCCGCCGGGATCGGCTACCTGCTCATGGACCTCGCCATCGCGCGGATCGAGAAGGCGCGCACGAAGAAGAAGGAGGAGGGCCAGTGACCGGCCACACCATCCGCCCCGGCCAGCTCTACCGGAGGGCGGACGGTGACCACTACCGGCCGGCTGGCCGACCACTTGCTCGCGGCCTCGGTACCCGTCACGTGTCTGAAGTGCCAGCGCGCCCTGGAGGAGATCCTGTGACCCCCGCCCAGCTGGCCAAGATCCGCGCCTACGCCGACGCCGCCACTGGCGGCCCGTGGGGTGTGGAGATCGTCGGACAGCAGCTGACCGTGATGTACCGCGGCACTGGTGAACCCGTCGCCCTGTGCGGCGACCCCGGCTCGCCCGGCAGCGAGGCCAATGCCGTGTTCATCGCTGCGGCCCGAACCCACGTGCCCGAACTCGTCGCTGAGGTGGACCGACTCCGCGCTGAGCTGGCTGAGGCGCGCTACGACGCCCGGCTGATGGAGCGCCACACCAACGCCGCCACCCGCGCCTACCAGCGCATCGCCGCGAGCGACGACCCGGCCGGAGACGCCCGGCCCGCCCTGGACGCGCTGCTCGACCACCTCGCCGAGCACATGGACGACGAGACGGACCCGCCCGAGCGCGAGCTGGGTCACCCACATGCCGCGGCTGTCCCTGGAGGACATCACCGCACGCGCACACCCGGCAGTGCCGGGACAGCTCACCCTCGACGAACAGGAGACCTTCTGATGCCCACCGACACGCAATGCGGCGCCCGCGTGCACAAGAACTGCGCCTGCATCCGCCCGAAGGGCCACCCCGGAGAGTGCAACTGCGCCTATCGCGACGGCGCCCCCGAGGAGGAGTAGTGGACCCCACCACCGCCTCCGCGGCCGAGGTTTCCGCCTACCAGGAGGGCTTCACCGCGGGCTCGACCTGGTCCGCCCGCCGGATCGCCGAGAAGCTCCGCGCGGCCCGGCTCCCGGACGCCGCCGAGATCGCCGAAGACACCGTCGCGCCCGCGCCGCACGGCTGGGCCGCATCCCCGAGGAGGACTCCGTGAGCACCGTTAACGCCATGACCGCTGACCTCGACGGCATCCGCGCCCGGGCCGCGGCCGCCACCCCGGGCCCCTGGGGGGCCGAGGTCGAAGGCACCCGGTTGATGGTCCTCGACCGGGGCGCCGGCCTCCCGGTCGCGTTCATCGGCTCCGCCGAGGACGACCAGGCCCAGGCCGACGCCGCGTTCATCGCGGCCGCCCGCGGCGACGTCGACGCCCTGCTCGCCGTCATCGACCACCTGCGCGCCAAGCACGCCGAGGTGCAGGACCTGTCCATGCGCCGCGGCGAGGAAATCATGCGCCTGCGCGGCGAGCTGCGCGCCGCCCGCTGACCGCGGGCCCCGACCCGCTCCCGGGGCCCGCCAGCCACAACCCCTCACCCAAACCGGAGGGCCGATGAGCATCCAGAGAATCGAAACCGCCTACTGGGTCGGCGAACTGTTCGGCGTCTTCATCGAGCAGTACGAGACCCGCGCCGCCCACACGCCCCGCGGCCCCGACGCCCTCGACGACGACATGACCATCGAGGCCCTGCCCACCTGGTACGCCGGCACCACCTTCCGCTCCGCCCTCGAAGCCGACTGGGCCGCCACCCTCGACACCTTCGACATCGACTGGGAGTACGAGCCTCGGGCCTTCACCCTCCCCTCCGGAGCCACCTACCTGCCCGACTTCCACCTCCCCCGGATCCGCATCTGGCTGGAGGTCAAGGGCACCGGGGTGCCGCGTGCGGAGAAGGCCGCCGAGCTCGCCGGGATGCTCGCCTGCCGCTGCACCGGCCCCTGCGGCTGCGAGACCCCCGGTGGGGAAGCCGTCATCGTCGGCCACTCGCCCAAGCCCTACACCCCCGGCGCCGACTTCCACGACGCGATCGACGAGCTCGGCTACGCCAACGCCGAGCGGCGCATCCGCAAGCACCCCGGCCACCCCGTGTGGTCCAGCGCCGACGGCCGCAGCAGCTGGATGGGCCGCTGCCCCCACTGCGGCACCGCTGGCTGGAGCCTTCCCGGCGAGGCCGACTGCCGCTCCTGCGGGCGCCAGTGGAACAACGCCTGGGCCTACCGGCCGGGGGAGGGTGGGCTGACGTTCGTCAGCGCCTCCTGCCGCCCCGCCCCTCCGCGGCGCGCCGACACCCGGCCCGCGCCCCTCGAAAGAACCGCAACCGACACCGAGCACTGATCACGGGGGAGCACATGGGGGTGCGTCTGATGGTCGAGATCCTCGACCACTGGAGCGACGCCGGGCTGACGTCCGGCGAGCGCTCCGACCTCCTCGTCATCGCGGAGAACGCCAACGACGCCACCCGCGAGACCTTCGGCAGCATCCACGCGCCCTACATCCTCCGCCGCGCCGGGAAATCCCCGGCCGCTTGGAAGAACGCGATCGGCAAGCTGATGAAGAAGAAGGCGCTGGAGTACGCGGTGCGCGCCGACGGCCGGGAGATCACCGGCTACCGCGGCCAGGTCGCGGTGTACCGCATCCCGGGCCTGTGCCCGATGGGCGAGCACCGCGGGCTGTGGGGCCAGTGCACCGAAGAAAGGGTCACCTCTCAGGTGACCCAATCCGGTGGAGGCGGCCCCGAAAAGGGTCACCTCTCCGATGACCCTTCCGCCGGAAAGGGTCACCCCACAGGTGACCCTTACGTGGAGAAAGGGTCACCTGACAGGTGGGAAAGGGTCACCTCTCAGGTGACCCCTACCCCTACTACCCCTAGTACTTCTTCTAACGAAGAAGGGGAACCTGGCGACGAAGGGCTCTTCCCCGGCCTCGATGCCGAGAAGGCCGGACCGAAGAAGACGAAGAAGTCGAAGAATCCCGCCACCTTCGCGCAGATCGAAGCCCGCAAGATCACCGACGGCTACTTCGCCAAGTACGGCGCCGGCTCCGGCCAGACCAGGGTCTCGGTCCGCAAGATCGTCGAGACCACCCTGGACAACGGCGCCGACCGCGACACCGTCGCCTGGGCCATCGACGCCATCGGCCGCACCGGCAAGTCCGTCACCGCCTGGCGCCTCACCGACACCATCGCCGACGTCCGCGCCCGCCGCGGGGAGACCGCCGACTCGATGGCCTCTCAGCGCACCGCGGCTCGCTGCACCGAGCACCGCATGGTCCTGCCCTGCGGCGCCTGCCGCGGCGAGATCGGCGCCGGAGACCTGGAGATCCCGCTGCGCCTGCTCGCCGAGCACGGCCCCGAGGTCCGCTGGGATCTCGCCCACCTCGAAAGGAAGTCCGCATGACCGTCACCGACCTGGACGCCCGCCGCAGCACCGGCATGGAGGAGCTGCCGCCGCACGACATCGACGCCGAGCAGATCGCGGTCGGCGCGGCGATCCTGGATCGGCGCGCCCTGTCCGACATCGCCGAGATCATCACCCCCGCCGACCTTTACCGGCCCGCCCACCAGACGATCCTGCAGACCGTCATGGACATGGCCGACGACGGCAAGCCGCTGGGGGCGGTGGCGGTGGCCGCCGAGCTGGAGCGCCGCGGCGCCACCCGGGCCACCGGCGGCGGGGTGTACCTGCACGCCCTCACCGACGCCGTCCCGGTCGCCGACAACGGCGCCTACTACGCCCGCATCGTCGCCGACCTGGCCGCCCGCCGCCGCATCGCCGAGGCCGGCGCCCGCATCCACCAGCTCGGCATGAACACTGAAGGGGAGGCGGGCGAGGTCGCCGAGCAGGCCGTGGAGGCCCTGGCCCAGGCGATGGTCGACGGCTCCCAGCACGACGGCGACACCGAGGCCATCGGCGACGACGCCGAGTTCATCGACCGCCTCGCCGCCCCGGTGGACACCTCCCGCGCCGTGCCCGCTCCCTACGCCGAGCTGGAGGACCTGCTCGGCGGGCTGAAGAACGGCCAGCTGATCACCGTGGCCGGGCGCACCGGCGCCGGCAAGTCCGTGGTGGGCCTGGACATCGCCCGCCACACCGCGATCGGTCTGGGCATGCCGGTGCTCTACGCCTCGATGGAGATGCCCCAGGAGCTGGTGCGCCAGCGGGTGTACGCCGCGCAGGCGAAGGTGGCGCTGACCGCGATCACCCACCACACCCTCACCGAGCGGGACTGGGACGCGCTGGCCGCGGCCCGGCCCGCGATCGCCGAGGCGCCGCTGTACATCTCCACGCCGCCCTCGTGCACGCTGGGGCTGGTGCGGTCCCGGCTGCAGGCGATGGAGCGCCGCGGGCGGGCGGCCCGGCTGCTGGTGGTCGACCACGTCGGCCTGATGTCGAGCACGGGCCGCACCGAGTCCCGCTACAACGAGGTCAGCGAGTTCGCCCGCGGGCTGAAGCTCATCGCGATGGGCTTCGACATCCCGGTGGTCATGCTGTGCCAGGTCAACCGGGCGGCCGGCAACCGGGCGGACGCCATCCCGCGGCTGTCGGACCTGCGGGACTCCGGGGAGCTGGAGCAGTCCTCCGATGTGGTGCTGATCGTGCACCGGCCTGACTACGAGGTCACCGAGAAGGAGCACGCGCGGGCGGGCGAGGTGGACCTGTACGTCGCGAAGAACCGGTCCGGCCCGCAGGCGGTGGTGACGCTGTCCAGCCAGCTGCACTACGCGCGCTTCGTGGACATGGCCCAGGGGTGACCAGGACGCCCCGTGAGCCCCGAACGCCCCGCTTCGGGTAGAGCGCCTACCCCTCAAGATTCCAGAGCCCCAGCGGCTCACTCAGAGCCGCACAGCGCCAAGGAGGAGTCCATGGCCGACCGCATCGAAGACCTCGCCGACCACATGTTCGACGCGCTCGCCGCCGCCGTCACCGATCTCGACGACCGCAGCGCCGAGGCCGACGTGAACCGGCACCTGAACGCGATCGCCGGCCTCGGCCACGACTGCATGCTCACCGCGATGTGCGGGTGGGTCGCCGCCGCCCGCGAGGTCGCCGGCGACCTGCCCGCCGGCTGGTGGGGTGTGGCCGCGGTCGACGCCGCCACCGGGCAGCGGGTCGCCCCGGAGGGCCGCGTCCCGGCCCCCTACCTGGCGGCCGCGCGGATCCAGGCGGCGGTGCTCAACGGCGACGCCGAGACCGCGGCCGCGCTGTGGGCCGCCGCGCTGGCCGCCGGGGACGGCGAGGACGTCGTCGTGCTGGTGCTGCACCAGGCGGCGCAGGCGATCCGCGCCCACCGGTCATGACAAGACCCGCCCCTGAGGGAAGCAGGGGCGGGCCGCCCCCAGAATCCCACACGCGGCCCCGGCCGCCTATCCGGAAGGACCCCGATGAAGACCCTCCTGAAGAGCCCCGCCCCCTCCGCCGCGGCCCGCTTCGCCGCCGTCGCCACGGCGATGCTCGCGGCCCACGAGCTCGCCGACTACTGGCTGCAGTCGCAGAGGGAGGCCGTCCACAAGGGCGCCGACTCCGCGAAGGGGCGGATCGCCTGCGCCTCACACGTCGCGACCTACACCGCGGTCTCCACGGCGGCGGTCGTCGCGGTCGACCGCTACCTCGGGCTCGATCTGGACCCGCGGCGCATCGCCGCCGGCCAGCTCCTGTCCGCGGCCACCCACTACGCCGCGGACCGGCGCGAGCCCCTGCGGCGGCTCGCCTGCTGGGCAGGCAAGCGGCCCTTCTGGGAGTCCGGCGGCGCACCCCACCTCGACCAGGCCGCGCACAAGATCGTGCTCACCCTCGCCGCCGCGATCACCGCAGGAGGTGCCCGGTGACCCCTACCCGTGTAGCCGCGGCCGTCATCCTCGCCGGCGGGATCACCCTTCGCGCCATGTACGAGGAGGAGATGGATCGTGAGCACTGACGACCTGCGCGACCGGATTGCGGAGGCAGTGGAGCGCTGGGTCAGGAGTATCCCGGTGCCGCCCCCGTGGGAGCCCAGCTCGATCCGGTGGCAGGCGGGTGAGGTCGCTGACGCCGTGATGGCCGTCGTCGGGCCCGAGGAGGCGGAGGCCCGGCTGGCCGAGCTGGAGGCGGAGAACGAGCAGCTGCGGGAGGCGCTGTCCCACGCCCGACGGTTCACATGGGAGCTGGAGCCGTCCGGCGACTGGCTCAACCTGGAGCACCGCGGCGCTGACATCTGGCGCGTCACCCGGGACGGCGACGAGGTAGCCGTCGTCACCGGGCAAGAAGCCGCACTGGCCCGCGCCCGCCAGATCGCGGGAGAGGCGCCGTGACGCGCCGCTCCCATGGCCACTACCGGCTCCTCAAAACCAACCCCCGATGGGGGACCCTCCACGACCCCACCGCCCCCTGGTGGGTGATGCAGTACGACGCCGGAGACGACTCGTGGGCCCCGATCTGCCACCGCGGATACCAGAGCTGGGCCGGGGCCTACGGGTGGCTGGCGGAGAACCATGACCTGTTCGACCTGGACGAGGACGAGGACCCCATGACCAGCAAGTCCGCCCACGCCGCGGGCGTCCTGGTGTCCATGAACGACGTGCGGCCCGAGTGCCCCGACTGTGGGGCGACGGCCGATAACGAGGAGGGACAGTGACCGACATCCTGAACACCATCGACGCCGCGCTCACCGCGGGCACTTCCGCACCGTGGGAGCACGAGCCCGACGAGCAGACGTGGACCGATCCCGCCACCGGCTACACCTGCCGGATCCTGCGCCACCCCGCCATGGGCCACCTGTGCGGCTACCTCCACCTGCCCGCCGGCCACCCCTGGGCCGACGCAGACCCGGAGGACCTGGCCGACGTCGAAGTACACGGCGGCATCACCTACACCACTGACGGCGACGACGGCGGGCGGGTGGTCGGGTTCGACTGCTGCCACCACGCCGACCTCGTCCCCGCCCACCCGTTCCCGGGCGGCGTATACCGGACCGCCGACTACGTCCGCGGAGAGCTCGGCGCGCTCGCCCAGGCCGCGGCCGAGACCGCCGGCGACGGCGCCCACGTGGTGTCCCGGGACTGGGCCGTCGGCCCCGACGCCATGCGGTGGCGGCCCGCCCGGGAGGAAGAATGAGGTGCCAGTTCCCGCTCCCTTACCGCCTCCTCTCAGAAAGCGGCTTGGGCCCGCCGATTGTACAAGTCGATCCCTTGTTTCAGCATCATGCACGCCGCCTGAGTGCACATCAGCAAATTCTCCACGTTCACCGTTACACGGGTGATGTCTACACCTGGCGTTCCTCCGACACGCTCCAACTCCAAGGTGGAGACAGTACCCGACATGTCGCCGTGTGCGAGCCCGCTGCACATGCGCCAAACTGCCTCCGCGTTCGCATCTCCCAGGCCGACCGCCTCGCCGGCTTCTGCGGCAATGGTCTTGTAGTTAGGAGGGCTGAGCGCCTTCACTGCGCTGGTCGAGAGCACGCCAGCGGCTATGGCAACCGAGACGACCTTGTCCTTTCTTTCTTTAAGCCACTGGTCGACCTCGACTTCGGGGACGCCGCAGGCTTTTCGCAGCCCCGCACTGCTGATGTACTCCTTGTTCTGCAACTTCAGGCGTCGCTTGATGCGCTCCGTCCGCCCATTGGGAGCGATCACCCAAACTGCGCGCGCCGCATTTTCAATGCCGCCTCGGATCAGCGAGAATTGCGAATGCAGATGGAAGCGCAGCGTGTTCTCCTGGGCGTCGATCAACGAAGAGTGCAGGCAGTGCATGTGGTCCAGTCCGGCCATCAGCGCGTGGTAGGCGTAGTGCGACACCTGGTAAGGGTCGGATTTGGCGTCATCGCCGGCCAGTGGACTGCCGGGGACCGGAGTCCCCGCTTGCTGGTCAGCCTGATCCAGAGCTTCCCACTGGGTCTTCGCCCAGGTCACGGCTTGCAACAGTTGCCGAAGGCTCTCTTGTTCATCCATGCAGGGAGCGTAGAACGTCGGGGATGCCCTCTGCAGGTGAATTTCCCCGAGAAGGTCGGAATGAGCGCTGCATCCTCCTCGGCTCGCCCTGAACTGACTGAACGAGGCACAGCCAATACGACCGGTCTCGCCAACGAAATGGGGACACGATGACCCAACCCGCACCCCCGGTCACCCCGGCGCAGCGCCTCGACGACGCCGAGCAGCAGGCCGCCCAGGAGATCGACCGGATCCTCGCCGGGATCGCCGCCGCAGGCATCACCGGCGCCGCGCTCCTCGCAGCCGCAGCCGCGATCATCGCCGCGATCCTCGGCCCGGCGCAGGCCGCCATGGCCGTCGGCGCATCCATCGCCCTGGACGGGGCAGGGCGCCGCCGCGGCACCGGGAGGCTGCAGGAGCAGCCGATCCCGACCCCGATCGACACCGACGTGCTGGCGCTCCTGGAGGACGCCGCGGCCCGCATCGAGGCGGCCGAGGAGCGCGCCGCCGAGCTGGAGCGCACCCGCCGCCAGCTGCACCGGCTCGCCGTCACCAAGATCCACCAGGCTGCCAGCTCGGGGACGGCGATGTACGCGCGCTGGCTCGGTGTCGGCCTGCGGTGGGTCACCCGCCTCGACGGGCGCGCCTGTGTGGCGTGCGCGGCGATGCACGGGCGTCGTGTTGAGCCCGGGGAGGTGTTCGCCGCGCCGACCGGCCCCGGAATCCCGACGGTCTGGCCCGGGTTCCGCGGTCTGCCGCCTATCCACCCCAACTGCCGGTGCCGCGTCCACCCGGCCTGAACGCGACGGAGGGGCCGCGGCAACGGCCCCTCCGGTACTGCCTGCTCGCCCTCCCAAGGCGCACACCAGCCTAACCGGCCACGACGGGGAGATGACCATGACTGCCACCTGCACCATCTGCGCCCAGCCGCTCGGCGACACCGCCTACGTGTGCTCGCCCTGCGTCGGCACCCTCACCGCCGCCCTGCGCGCCGTCCACGGGGACGCCCACCTGCACGGGCTCGACGCCGACCTCGACATCGCCCTCGCCAAGCAGGCCGTGTTCCCGCGCCAGCCCGGCGGCCGGTCCCGCTCCGCGGAGGCGCCGCTCCCGCTCAACCTCAACGCCGCCGAAGCCGCCGCCGTGCTGCGCTCCACACTCGTCGGGTGGGTGCGTGTCCTCCTCGGCGAAGACGGCGCCCCGCTGCCCGCCGACACCCTCTCCGGCACGGCCCGGTGGCTGGAGGCCCGTGTCGAGACCGTCCGGCACCGGGAGTGGGCGTCCGAGTGCGTCGACGAAGTGCTGGCCGCCGTCCACCAGGCCCGCCGCGCGGTCGACCGGCCCGCGGAGTGGGTGTACGTCGGCCAGTGCCCGCAGTGCGGTGGCCGGGTGTTCGGGGGCGTGGACCGGGAGGCAGCGCGGTGCCGTGCCGAAGGATGCGACGGGGAGATCACCGACGCCGAAGGCCACCGGCAGCAGCGCTACCGCGCCGCCGCGCAGGCCGCCCCCGACCGGGCCGTGACCGCCGCGGAAGGCGCCATGGCCGCCCGCGCGCTCGGCCGGCCGATCACCGAGCGGTGGATCCGCAAGCTCGCCGCCGCGGGGCGGCTGGAGCAGGTGTCGGCGAAGCGGCCCGCCCGCTACCGGCTGGGCGACATCATGGACATCGCAGACAAGACGGAGAAGAGGACCGCGTGAACGACCGATCCCCCGAAGAAGAGCCTGAAGAGGAGCGAGAAGCAGAGGAGGGAGCCGGGCGAGATGAGGAGGACCTAGAGGAGGAGTTCTCCAAGCTCTCACCAGAGGAACGTGAACGGCTCGCTCGCCAGGCGCAAGAGCTGGCAAAAAAGCTGGCTCCATTCAGGGAACAGATGGGCCGCCAGGTCAGCAAAATCGTCATGGAAAGTTCGGGGTTTGCTCGACTCCTCGAAGAGATGAACCGGCGCAATGCTGAAATACTCGGTGGCCCCGCTGCGCGAATCGCCAAAGATCTGGTCGGACAACAACAAGCGATCAGTGAAGCCATTGAACGCGCCTATCGGCCGACACTTGGCGTGGATCGGCTCCTCGACGGTGCGATCATCAAACCAGCCTGGGACCAGATCGACGAAGAGTACGACAGCGAGGAAGAGCGCGAAGAGCGGAAGCGTGAGTACGTCCGCACAGCCTTCGACGTGAACGCCGAGGCGGACGACACTATTGACGAGCAGGCCAAAGAGGCCGTGGAGGAGTTCGAGGGGCAGCCCCCTGAGGTTCGCCAACAGGCTACGGAAGACGTTCAGCGGGCTCAGGGGGAAAGCATCATTTTCTTCCTCAAAGAATCGATGGCGATCCAACAAACCCAGCTTGATGAATCGCGTCGTCGGCACCTGGTTGAACAGGAAAGGGCGAATGCGGCAGAAGAGGCGCAGCGCGCTGCTGAAAAACGTCAGAACTGCGCCAACTGGATCGCTGGAGGCAGTTTGATCGTTGCAGTCCTGTCCTTGGGCGCTGCAATCGTCTTCGGGATTCTGACCCTCTCGTAGAACGAGAAAGGCGCCCGCCCTCCCCGGAGGGAGAGCGGGCGCCCGCGCGCGGAGGTCAGGCTCCACCGCTGCGGCGGTTCGCCAGGTCGGGCCGGTCGGTGTGCGGTGTCAGGTAGCCGGCCGCGAAGGTCACCACCAGGGACACGACGCCGACGACGACCGCGTCGACCGCGGCCAGCTCGACGTCGGGCAGGAACCCAGCGACCAGCGGGGTGAGGATGGACGCGATGGCCGCGACGATCACCTTGGCTTCGAGCTTCATCACTTACCTCCCTGGTGCTTGCCGACAGCCGCGATCAGCTGCGCCAGGGCGTGGCCGGTGATCTTGTCACCGTAGCCCGCCTTGGCCGCGGACCCGACGTCCTTGCGGCACAGCCGCACCCCCTCGGCGGTGCCGGGCCCGTAGATGCCGTCCACGCCGCCCCTGCCCAGGGCCTTGCCGTGGCCGGCCAGGCGCACCATCTCCTGGACAGCCTCGACGCCTTCGCCCTTGCTTCCCTTGCTCAGCCCGATCAAGTCGTCCTCCACTCCGCCGCTCCCGGGCGGCTTGCTGAACGTGCCGTTCCTGACCAGCGCGTAGGCCTTGTCGCCGGGGCAGCTGGTCGAGATGAAGTCCCGGTGCCCGCGCACACCTGTGCCGAGCCCGTGGTTGGTGCGCAGCCACGCGCGCAGCTGGCGGACGCCTTCGATGGCGGCGGGGGTGATGTCCTCGGCCGGGCCGGTCATCAGCGTGCAGCTGGTCCAGGTCGTGTTCCCGCCGGGCTGCGCGGCCTGCGCCCTCTTGGCGCCGCGGCCCTCCATGACGATCCCGTGGGGACAGACTCCGAACGCGTAGCCCAGGTCGGCCCAGCCCCGGGACGGGCCCATGTGGAACCGGCGGGTGTTCTTCCAGTAGGTCCGGCACGCCGAGTGGTCCTTGGCGTGCAGGCCGAGGTTGCCGGAGTCGTAGTGGATCACCAGGCCGCGGTCGCACGGGGCGTGGCCGGCGGCCGTCGCGCCCCACCCGAAGACGCTCCTACGCTCCAGCTTCATCGTCGACCCCCTCCACGTAGCGGTCCTCGGGGTCCGTCCCGGGGTCGGTGACCGGGTCGTCCTCGTCGCCGACGGGCGCCACCTCGATCTCCTCGGCGCCGTCGTAGCCCGGCACGGGGTCCAGGTACTGCTCTGACATGAGCCCTCCTCAGGGCGTGGAAAAGCCCCGCCGCGGCGGGGCTGGTCTACTCGGTGGGGGCGTCTCCGGCGGGTCCCGGAGGGCCCGATGGTCCGGGCGGTCCCGGAGGTCCGGCCGGGCCCTGCGGGCCTTGCGGGCCGGCGGGGCCGGGCTCCCCCGCGGGACCCTGCGGCCCCTGCTCGCCTTGGGGGCCTTCCGGGCCACTGGGGCCTGCAGGACCCGCTTCGCCGGGCTGGCCGTCCGCGCCGTCTTCCCCGTCGCGCCCGTCGTCGCCGTTCGTGCCGGGGAGGCCGCGCGGCCCGCGGCTGCCCGGAGGCCCGGGCGGGCCCGGCTCGCCCTGAAGCGGCGGCGGCGCGGGGGTGGCCACCGGCGTGCCGCCCATGGTCTCCACCTGCTCGGAGAGCGCCTCGGCGTCCCGGCGCAGCTGCCCGAGCCGCTCGGCGTTGACGTGCACCGCGAGCGAGAGCCCGGCGAAAGCGGCAGCCACCGCCAACGCGAAGCCGACGCTGCGCCACGTCGCCTTGTCGATCCGCGGCAGCCACCGCGGCCGCCGCCGGCCGGTCATGACCCGCCTCCCCCAAGCAGGGGGCCGACGTAGGACGCCACGAGCCCCGCCGACGGGATGAGCACCGCGGTCAGCCACCACCTGCGGTCCATGACGCGCTGCTGCTCCTGGGCGCGCACTTCGGTGCGCAGCCCGTCGAGGTCGCCCTTGATCTCGGCGATCTCGTCCAGCACGACCTTGTGCTGGGAGCCGTACAGCTCCGCGCTCACGGTGCGGTCCAGCCGCTCGGAGATCTCCCGGCGCAGATCCGCCTGCCCGGCCTCGATGCGGGCGAGGGCGCGCGCGACCTCGCCGATCGTCATGTCCTCAGCAGCCACGCGCACCCCCTGCTTCTACTCCCCGGATGGCGGCGGCCACCGGTCGTCGTCGATCGGGGCCGGCTCGCCCGGAGGCGGGACCTCCGTGCTGGGCGGCGGAGGCGGGGGCGGCGGGGAGTCCGGCGGAGGCGGAGGCGGCTTGATCTCGGGATCAGCCGGCAGAGGCGGCTCAGGGGTTTCGGTCATGGGTCTCCTATGCCATGGGGTAGCGAAGAGCTCAGGCTTCGTCCTGCCAGTCCCCTGCCGAGGTCACTACTTCGGTGGAGATCACGCGAGTCTGGTAGCCGAGCCCTTGAAGCTGAGCCACCACGGCGTCCCGGGCAGCATCGACTTCTCCCTGCGTAGCCCAGCGGCCTTCTTGCCGCTGTACAGCGATGCCGCCGGGGTCCTCCTCGGGGTAGGCGCTGGCTGCGGGTGCGAACTGAATTTCGTAATCCTTCACGCGTTCTTCCTGTTCAGGTGAGGGGCTCGACGGTGATCGAGTTGTCCAGCGCCAGATCGAAATACGCGACGGTCCCACTGGTCACCCGGTAGACCGGGGTGAGGGTGTAGTCGGCGGCGCCGGCGAGCTGCAGGTGTACCGTCGCGGACGACTGACGAGAGGATCCGACGCCCTCGCCGATGGACCGGATGAACGCGCACCGGCGCAGGCTCGCGGGGACGGTCGACCCGCCGGACAGCCGGAACCCGAGGGCGATGGAAGAGGCGGGTGAGGCCGCATTGAGCCCGCACATCATGATCGTGATCCGGGTGCGCCCCGACCAGGACGTCCGGAAGGTGATCGGTGCGAAGTCGGTGGCGGGGAAGTCGTACCAGACCGTCGTGCTGGTCTGCAGCGGCGACGGGTAGGAGAGCATCTCCCCCTTCACTGGAGCATGGCGCGCCGACAGGATCGAGTGCGTCGCTGCGACGGTGACCGTGCCGTCCTCGGTGGAGATCGCTCCATTGAGCGACTCGCCTTGGAGGAGGTGGGTCTTGGCGAAGTGGGTGACCTGCGCGTGCTGGCGGGCCGCGCCGGCGCCCTCGACGTGGATCAGGCTCCGCCGGGTCCCGCCGGTCACGGCGCCGTCGGCCACCGGGGACTGCAGCGAGACGGAGTGGATGTCATCGTTGCTGCGGAACCCGTACAAGGCGCCCCCGGTTTCCGGCGGCCCGGACGCTGGCGGTGGACCGGCGATCTCCAGAATCGAGAGCCCGCCCTGGGCTTGTAGCCCCAGCCGGGCGGAGGACGGGTTGTCCCGCTCGGCGCGCACCGCCAGGTAGGCCGCGGTGGGTGTGGCGATCCCGGACGCCACCGGCGAGCCCGGATCGGTCTGATCCGACGACGCCGACCAGCCGGCGCTTCCAGTCTGCGCCACCAGGCCGGCGACCGGCGCGGCGGGGTCGGCGGCATCAGCGTAGGAGCCGACCTCGGCGCGGGTGCTGGACGCGCGCAGCTGCGTGCGGGCCCCCTGCTGGGCCTGCACCAGGGCGTGGACGGCGTCGGCCTCGGTCTGCTCGATCAGGCCGTAGGTGGTGGCCTGGTCGCCGATGACCATCCGGGAGCCGGTGATCAGCGACCCGGTGACGTCGCCGGAGAAGACCGCGTTCCCGGCGCTGTCGATCGCGAAGACCAGCTCGTTGGCGGTGTTGTAGCCGCGCAGCCCGTCCTGGTCCAGCTCGACGCGCGCTCCGCCAGGGATGCCGGCGAGGATCGTCGTGGCCAGGACCAGGAGCGCCTCCAGCTTGTCGGCGGTGATCGCTCCAGCGGCGATGTGCGCCGCCTGCACACTGCCCGCGGTCAGGTCCGGGGCGTCCACCCGAAGCGGAGTCGCCGACGCCTCGGCCGATGGGGTACCGGTCACGCCGCCGGTGGTCACCGGCACCAGCACCACGTAGTGCGCCTGGTAGGGCAGCGGGACAACGGGCAGCATGCCGCCGTCCCCGGCGCGGCGGATGCTGCCGACGTAGGTCGCCGCGGACGGGGTGAAGCCGCTGGCAGTGCTCACGTGGACGGCCATGTGGTCGAAGTCGCCCGGCAGCGCCAGCTCGCCGTCCAGCGCACCGTCCCAGGTCACCCGCAGCCCGCCGAGCGAGGGCGTGACGACCGGGACCGTGGGGGCCGACACCGGGTCGCCGCCCTCGGTGACCAGACCGACGCTGCCGTCAGGCAGCCACCCGATCCGGGCGCGCGTCGCCCCGGTCTCCGGGTCGCGCACCTCCAGCGCCCCGGAGTCGATCGAGGAGTTCCCCAGCTGGGGGCGGCGGGTGCCCCGCTCCACCGCGTCCAGGCGCCGCTGCAGCCGGGCGATCTCTCCGGCGGCCTCCCGCAGCGCCCGCAGTGTCTCGGCGTCCATCAGGCGGCACCTCCGTATCGGAACCGGTCGCTCCTGGAGCAGGTGATCTGGACGTCGCCCGAGGTCGGGGAGAAGGAGAAGCCGGTGATGCGCACCCACAGCCGCACCCACCGGCCCCACGCCCGGCCCTCGACGAGCACGTCGTCGCCGATGTCGAACGACCCGATCGGCGCGTTGGGGTGGTCGCGGATCGTGAACCCGGTGATGTCGTCCAGGCTGTTCGTGCGCAGCAGCTCGTCCTGGGCGATCGACTTCAGCGACGCCGCCGAGGACACGTCCGGCCGGTCCTCCGAGCGGGCCCGCCGCAGCCGGCCGTCGCGCACCCGCGCCACCGACTTCACCTGCTTGGCCCCCTCGCCTGCCCCGAAGGTGCGGACCTCGTTGGCGAAGGAGGTGCCGTCCCGCTTGACCGGGACCAGCTGGGTGATGTTCTCGTCCTGGACGAACCGCAGGTTGGTCTGCCGGCGGCCGATGCGGGGATAGCCGAACTCCAGGCGCATCACCACCGACTCCCGGTCGGTGTCGGCCCAGGCGTAGTGCTCGCGCCACTCGAAGGACGCCTGGCGGGCCAGCTCGTCGATCTTCTGGCCGATCTCCACCCCGGCGTGCCAGGCCAGCTCGTACTTCCAGTACACGCTCTTGCCCTTGGCCGCGGCCGGCTTCTTGTCGGTCTTGGGGTCCCACACCTTGTCGATGGGGATCGGCGGGTCCTGCACGGCCTTGGCGTCGGGGTCGAGCTTGCCGTCGGCGTCCACGCGGCGGGCGTTGTGCCACGCGCCGAGCCGGTAGGGGGTCGACGTCGAGCTGAAGGTGACGCCCAGGTCCCCGTCGGGCTGGGCCTGCAGGTGGCCCCACAGCGCCCGCACCACATCCAGCGGGTCCACCCCGGCGCCGGAGGCGCCCGCGGTCTTCCCGCCCCACGTCAAGGTCTCCACCAGCGGTTGCCCGGCGGGGTAGCCGGAGACGCCGACGGCCGTCAGCTGGAGCTTCTCGCCCACGGTGTCGGTGTCGGTGAGGATCCCGCCGCCGCGCAGCTGCCCGGAGGCCTCGCACAGGATGATCGTCGACCACTCCTGCAGGAGCGGCAGGCCGTCGCCGCCGATCAGCTCCGCCCACGACGGGTCGATGGTGGCGGTGATCCGGTAGGGGCCCGACAGGGCGGGGGAGAGGCGGACGTCGGCTAGCGGCAGGTCCCGATGCAGCCAGGTGCCGTCCCACCGCATCGCGTAGAAGCGCCAGCTCACAGCTGCGCCTCGGGGGCGGGCACCTCAAGGAATTCGAGATCCACGGAGAAGTTGGCGTAGTTGTCGGCGACCAGGAGACCCTGCTGTCCGGCGGTGCCCTTGGCGTACATCCGCACCTGCACCGTCTCCCCGCGCATCGCCGCCGGGATGGGGATCTGGTCCCGGTTGGCCGTGGAACACCGGTAGCCGTTCGTCCCGGATGTGGGGTTGAAGTTGTAGGCCGACTCGGTGGTCGTGATGAACTGACTGCCCAGCAGCCCGATGCGCAGCAGGCCGCGGGCGTCGTAGGTGCCCGAGGAGCCGCCGTTCGGGTCGTAGAACACGTTGTCCCAGTTCGCGAGCACCTGCACCTGGGTGGCCCACGGCGGGATCGTCACCGTCCAGTCGTGCTGCGGCCACCGCTCGAAATCGCTGGTGAAGTCGCCGGCCTTGTCCCACTCGCCTCCGGTCTGGGAGCCGCCGCGCTGCACCCGCAGGACACGGCCCGACCGCGGCTGGATCATCGCCCGCAGATCGGTGATCATCTCGGCGGTGACCGTGCCCGTGGACGCCGGCAGGTCGATCCGGGCCAGCGCCACCCCCGTCGTGGACGGCGGCAGGACCGTCGCCGCGGCGCTCACGTCCTCGATCACGCGGAAGTAGTAGATCGGGTCCACCGACGGGTCATGCGTCCACGGGGTGCCGTCGACGGTGGGATCCTCCACCCGCACCACCACCAGGTCGCTGCGCGGCCCCGAGGAGTCGGTCGGGGTGATCGGCACCGTCGCCGTGCCGACGTTGTGGCCGTAGTAGGAGCCCTGGAACATCGCCTCGGCGCCGCGCGCCACGAACGGGCCCGGGGCCACCCGGACGCCGCCGCCGGGCACCTCCAGCGGCAGCACCTCCAGCGCGCCGACCGCGCCCACCCCGTTGCCGGAGGAGGTCGCCATCTCCAGCTGCAGCCGGGCCAGCCGCGCCGACGACGTGCCGCCGTCCACCGCCCACGAATCGACTTCGAGAGCCACGCTCTCCTCCTTCTCGGTCAGGGCGAGCTGAACGCGTCCGCCCAGGCGATACGGCACCGGGCCTGCCCGGAGACGTCGGTGCCGCGGAACCGCACCGTGGTCCGGCCCACCGGCAGCGCCATGTCCGCCAGGCGGTCGCCGCGCATCGCCCCGGCCAGCGACGCCCCGTCGGTGCGGCGCACCGACCGCACCCACGGCCGGGTGTCCAGCACCACCGACATGTCCGAGGCCAGCGAGACGTCCAGGCGCACCTCGGCGCCGGACTCCAGGAAGGCCACGCGGGGCTGGGCCACCGGGCCGCGGATCGTGATCACCGGCCACGCCGGCAGTTCGCCGGTGTTGACGACGGCGTCCTGGCGCTGCGCCCCCGGCGCCCAGGTGACGGGCCAGGTGACCGGCCAGGTGATGCCGCCCCCGCCCGCCGCGATCAGGGACAGGTCCACCGAGTGCTCCACGTCGCCGTAGAAGACCGCGTCGGCGGTCTGGAAGGTGGCGACGTAGTCGGCGACCCCGTCCGGGCGGCTGCGCAGGTTCGCCGGGGTCATCTTCCGTGGCCGCCCGTAGACCCGCACCGTCTGGTGGCCGGGCAGCCGCATCCGCAGCGGCAGCACCGCCCGGGGGGAGTCCCGCACCGCGCGGGCGTCCCACGCGGTCTCCAGCGGGACCATGGCCGCCCGAGCAGAGGGTGCGTCGGTGGCGTCGGCGAACAGCTCCCACGTCAGCAGCCGGCCGTCGACGTGGTCCAGGCCGAACTGGATGCCGTCCTCACCGGGGGAGGCGGTGTCACCGTCCCGCAGCGTGGAATCCCCCGGGTCGAAGTCGGTCACCTGGCGCGGGGTGAAGTCGCCGAAGACCACCCCGCCCAGCTCGAACTGGTTGCTACTCAGCTCAGCCACCGGCGTGCACCCCTCCCAGGCGGACCACGCGCAGCGTGTGCGTCAGTTCGTTCATCGCGTCGCGCACGGTCGCCTCCGAGGTGGACAGGTGCTGGTGGTATTCACCGATCAGCGGTGAGGCCGCCCCGCCCGCGCCCGTCGGGGGCTCGGTGGAAATGCGGCTGGCCTGCGCCAGCACCCGCGCCGACTCCTGCGAGCTGTAGATCCGCGCCGGGTCGTCGAAGCGGGCCAGCTCGGGCCCCTCCTCGCCGACGACCGTCCACCCGTCGGCCAGCCCACCGGTGGCCAGCCCGGCGATCCGCCGCAGCGCCCGCACCTCCGGAGCGGGACCGAGCCGGTCATCCTCGGCCCGGTCCTGTCGGAGGATGTCGCGCACGTCCACCAGACCGCCACCAGCGAAGCCCTTCGCGCGGCCCCACATCGGCCGGAAGATCGCCCCACCCGAGTAGGGGGCGGACGTGACGTTGTTCGACTGGTTGCCGCCGATCCGCCGCCCGCCACCCGGCGAAGCGATCAGGTTGACGTGCCGCGTCCCATACACCGCCACGTCACCGGGCATCGGGTTGGACACCCGCCGCATCCCGGAGGTGTAGTAGTCCCCCGTCCAGGCCGTGCGGGACGCCCGGCCAAGCGCCCGGCTGTTGCCCGTCTGCGCGAACAACCAGCTGATGAACATGGCGCACCACGGAGCACCGTTCATGCCGTACCACCTGGTGATGGCGTTGACGTTGTTGCCGCCGGCCTCGGGGTAGCGGCCCAGCGACGCCTCGGCCAGCCGCACCACCGCGTTGGGCCCGGACCCCGCGTACTCGGCCCACTGCTTGGCCATCCGCGTACCGATCGCGCTGATCAGGTTGTTGACCAGAGTCCGGTACTCCGGCTTGATCGTGCCCGTGTGGTCGGCCAACGCCGACCACGGCGACTCCTTGGACCGGTGCGCGGTGGTGCGCACCCGCCCACCCTTGGCGAACCCGGGCATGCTGGTGAGCGCCTCGCGCGGGATGCGCTTCTGGTTGAGCGCGTCCATCAGCGGCTCGCCGTAGTAGTCCACCGCGGACGCCTTCTGGACGTACTCGCCGTCGCTCAGCCGCGCCAAGATGCTGTCGGAGGTCGCCGTCCCCGGGCCGCGCACCGGACCGCCCGTGGCCAAACCGCCCAGGTAGCCCGACCCGCGGCCCTTCGTCTTGTCCTCATAGCCCTCGATCAGCGACCAGGACCCGCGCGCCGACACCTCGATCGCGGTCGAGACGTCCTTGGGGATCCCCAGGTACTCATCGGCCAGCTTCTCGGCTTCGTCCTTGGTGTAGCCCATCTGCCGGGCGGCCTTGATGAACTCCTCGCGCTGCTTCTTCGTCTGCGCGGTGACCTGGTCCGCCGACGCGCCGTTCTCCCGCAGCGCGGCCGTGTGGTCGTTGGCCGCGGTCGCCAGGTTGATCAGCGCGGTCCGGTTCGCCCGGCCAGACTCGGTGTTCAGGTCCGTACTGATGCCGTTCTGGGTGACCGACGCGGTCGCGGCGTCCACCGCCGCCTTGTAGCCGATCTCGGCCTGCGCAGCCGAAATGTTGGAGCCGGTCAACAGGTCCAGCGACTGCTTCAGGCTGTTGGCCTGGACCGTGCCGGCCGCCATGGAGGCGGTGAGGCCCTGCGTGGAGATCGACGTCGCGCCCATCGCCTCGACCTGGCGCTGATGGGCGGCCACCGACTCGTCCACCGCCGCCGACTCCGCGGCGATCCCGTCGCGCAGCTGGGTCAGCGGCAGGATCTGGTCGTTCCACTGCTGCGTGGACAACTCGCCCTGCTCGTACTGCTTGTCGGCTTTCGCCATCCGCTCGTCGATGGTCGCATTGAGCTCCCGGTAGGCGCCGCTCTGCCCGAGGACGGCGTCAGTGACCAGCTGGGTGGAGATTCCGAGCTGCTGCGCGGTCTCCAGCAGCCCCTCGTTCTCAAGGTTGCGCACCGCCACCAGGCGGGAGTTTTCCGCGAGGGCGCCGGAGTCGGCCTTGATGGCCTCGGTGTACTCCTGTGTCTTAGCGGTGGCATTGGCCTTCGCGGCGACGAACGCGCCCAGCAGGGCGATGCCAGCGGTGATCGCGATGCCCCACGGGCCGCCGAGCGCGCCGACGGCGCCGCTGACCGCCCCGCCGAAGCCGCGCGTCGCGGTTCCGGCGGTGGTGGCCGCGGTGCCGACCCCGGTCAGGTTGTCGCGCATCGTGGACAGGTGGCCGGGCAGCTCCCGCATCGGTTGGATCAGCCCGGTGTTGACCCGCCCGAGCAGGCTGAACGCGACCTGGGCGGTCTTGGCGGCCACCGCGACCTGCAGCAGCCACGGCGCGGTGTCGGCGACCCAGCCGATGGCCTCGGCGAGCAGGCCGAGGCCTTGGGCGTAGACGGTGCCCAGCGGGGCGAGCGCCACGCCGACGTCGACAGCGGCGCCCGCGATGGCCCCGAACGTGGACAGGAAGATCGGGCCGTTCTGGATGGTCCAGTCGATGAAGGCGGTGAAGTTGTCGCCCTCGTTGGCCCACGCGGCGAAGCGGCGGGTGAGGTCCTCGATGCCAGGGCCCATCCGGTTCCACAGCGGCTCGAAGCTCACCATGAGCCCGGTGAAGCCCATGGCGAGGTTGCCCACCGACCGGCCGAGGATCCCGATCGAGGGCTCGGCCTGGCGGGCGGCGAAGTCAGTGAAGCGAGTCCAGTGCTCACCCGCGAGCGCCTTCTCCGACGACGCCAGCAGCGAGTCGAAGCCGGCCGCCGAGGACCGCACGATCGGCGTCAAGCTCGGCAGGACCTGGCCGAGCAGGTTGATGCCGCGGACCACCACCGGCATCGTGTCGGCCTGCAGGCCCTCCTGCCACTCCCGGTAGACGCCGGTCAAGCGAGACCAGGCGTCGTAGACCTTCCGGGCCTCCGGGGGCAGCGCGGCCAGCGCGGCCTGGTAGGCCGCCATCTCCTCCGCGCCACCCTGCGCGGCCTCCTCCTGCAGGCGGAAGACCTCGGCGACGTCGACGATCGCGGGGACCGCGGCCGCGGCGAACGCGCCCATGCCGGCGGTCGCGGCGGTGAGCCCGGAGGTGAGCCCGGCGATGGCGCCGGTGAGCGCGCCGACCGCGGGCACCGCCGCAGGGGCCATCGTCCAGATCGCGGCGGATGCGGCGGGGGAGATGTCGGTGAACGGCCGTCCGCCGCCCCCGCGGCCTCCGCCGCTCCGCCCGGCGCCCGTGCCCGACGGGGCGGTGACGCCGCCGCGCTGGTCGGTCTTGACGGTGACTGTCGCCGACTTGCCGTCCAGGCGCTCCAGCGCGGCCTCCACGCCGGTGATGCGCGCCAGCGCCGCCCGGGTGTCGGCCGACACCGCGACCTTCGCCCGGGTCTTGTCGAGCTCCTTGACCTTCCCGCTGAAGGCCGTGAGCTCGGCGGTGGCCTTGGTGGTGTCCAGGCCGACCGCGATGCGCGGCCCGTCCTCGGCCGCGTACCGCTTGAGCTGGGCACGCAGCTGCGGCCCGAACTTGCGCAGGTCCGGCAGGACGTCGACGTGGACGCTTCCGGCGTCGGGCACGACCGGCCACCCCCTTCGGCGTCAGGTGGGCTTCGGAGGGTTCTTCACGAGCTTCAGGTGGCTGCGGCGCGACGGCGGGGCGAACCGCTCCAGGTAGGCCATCTTGCGGGGGTCCGCGCGCCGGACCGGCGCCGTCTTCTCCTCGCCGCCGCTGTGAGCCTTGGGCTGCGGGGCCGGGTAGGGCTTGGGCTCGGGTGGCTTGCCCTTGATGCGCAGCCCCACCCACAGCAGCCCGTACAGCGCCTGCAACCGGGTGTCCAGCAGCGCCAGCTGCGTCTGCACCTCCGACCACGGCCGGCCGGGGTCCATCCCGGTCAGCGCGGCGCGGGTGCGCGGCATCCGCGCCATGTCGTGCAGCACCAGCAGATGCATCCGGCGAAAGGTGATCCGCCCGGCGTAGAAGTCGCAGATGTCGATGCCGCGGTCGAGCAGGTCCAGCTCGACCTCGCGCGGGTGCTCCTCTAGGACGGCGAGGAGCTGTCGCCTTCCCCCAGGGTCAGCCCCATGTGGTCGTCGAAGTAGCGGACGATCCGCCCCACGTCGCGCTGGGGCTGGGACAGCAGCGTGTCCAGGTCGTCTTCATCGGCCAGGGCGCCGCGCGCCCACCCGACGATGTCGCCCATGATCAGAGACTGTGACGCCTTGAACGACCACTCGATCACCGGGCGGAACGCGACCTCGGTGCCGTCGCGCAGGGTGAATCGGGTAGAGGTCTCCATGGCTTCGGTGATCTGGGCCCGCTTGGTGTCGGGCAGGTCGACGATGGAGACGGCCTCGGTCCCGCCTGTCTGCTGCTCCTTGTAGGCGGGGTTCGGGTTGGGGGTGATCTTGCGGGGTGCGGTCTTCCGCGCGGTCGAAGTGGTCTTGCGGGTCGCCACGTGGTCCTCCTGTGCAGGCCGGTACAGGTCAGGTGCAGGCCAGCGGGGGAGCGGGCGGGGTGGACCTGCACGAACACCCCGCCCGCCGCTCATCACGCGGTGACGGTGACCTCCAGCTGCGCGGCCACGCCCCGGTAGGAGGCGGTGATCATCGCGGTGCCGGCCGCCACACCGGTCACGGTGCCGTCGGCGTCGACCGTCGCCGTGGTCGGCGCGGAGGTGTCCCAGTCCGCGGTCGCCGACACGTCCTCGGTGGTCTCGTTGTAGAAGTGCGCGTTCGCGGTGAGCTGGGTGGTCGCGCCGACCGCCACGGTCGCGGTGCCGGTGAGCTCCATGGTCTCCACCGGCAGCCACATGCCGTCGGACAGGAAGTAGCGGTGGAACATGAGCCCGTCGCTGCCCTCGTAGACCGTCCAGGTCAGGCCCTGTGCGGTCACGGACTCCGCGGTCTTCGTGCGCTCGGCGCGGGAGGTGACCTCCGCGATCGGGCACACGGTCCTCTCGTGGTTGGTGCCGTCGAACGTATCGACGGCCAGCATGTAGCGCATCTGGCCCTTGGGGCGGTGCACCGGGTACTCGATGATGCCGCCCGGCCGCTCCACCAGGGCGGACAGCGGAACCCCGTCGTACAGCGCCATGGTGTAGGGGTTGGTCTCCCACATCGGGGTGACGAGGGTCTTGCTCACGCTGATGATGTCGGTCCTGACGGGGCTCTTGTAGCCCAGCGGGCGCTTCTCGCTGCGCTCCTCCTCGTAGGACTCGTTGAGCCCCTCGGGGTCGATGGCCCCCAGGTCCCACCACTCCGGGCCGAACGGGTCCAGGCCCTGCGGTAGCTGGCTCCCGAGCGGGGCGACGTAGCACTTGCCGCCGTCCAGGCCCGATACGCGGATCGCATTCGGGTTGTCCGCCATGTCCTCTTCCTCCTTGCGGTCGCCCGACTGCGGGCACGCGAAAGCCCCGGGCCGGATGGCGCCGGGGCGTGGTCTATGTGCAGGTCAGGCGACCCGGAGGGGCCGCAGATACAGCTCGGCGGTGAACGCGAACGCGATCACCGAGTCGTTGGGGTCTTCCGCTTCCGATGCGGCGGTCTGGCGCGCCACCTGGGTGACCGCCACCGTCCCCGCCGGCGTGTAGACGCCCTCCAGGACCGGGATCACCGCCTGCGACATGGCCGCGACCTGCGCGCCGACGAAGGCCGCCAGGTCGATCGCGCCGGGCCGCTCCCAGGACTCCGGGACCATCACCCGCCACTGCATGCGGGCGATGTCGTGCACCCACCGGTGCGACGGCGGAGACGGGAGCCGGGTGATCTGCACGATCGGCAGCGCCGCGGCGAACGCGTCGGGGAGCGGCCGCTCCGAGCAGACCGTCACCTCCGGTAGGCGGGGCCTCAGCCACGTGATCGCGGCCAGCTCGGCGTCGGCGTGGTGCACGATCGGAGCCACGACCGCCCCCTTCCGGTCAGCGGCCGGGCCGCCACGATGTCGGCGGGGCTTTCGAGTCGAGGTAGGCGGCGATCTCGGCCTTGCGCTGTTCATCCTCGGGCGGTCGCATGGAGTCCACGACGGCCACGGTCTCGGCGGGGATCGTGATGGTGACGCCGGGCGTGTACCCGGCCGCGGTCACCACCCGCACCCCGCCCGGGTCGATCTCCCAGGGGAACGGCTCGCCGTCGACGAGCAGTCGGGCTTCGCCGTCGCCGTGCCGCTCCACCCGCACCTCCCGGGCCAGCTCCGGATCAGCCATCGGCGTCGTCCTTCTTCACCGGCGGCCGCTTCACCGCGGGCTTCTCTTCGGCCTTCGTAGGCTTCGGCGCCTGGACGCCGGCCACCTCCAGCACCTCCTCGGGGGAGAGCTTCACGACCTTCCCGCGGCCGTCGGCCACGATCTTCTTGGCGTCGCCGGAGGAGACGTAGGCCGTCTCGCCCTGGACGTGGGTCTTGCCGTCGGACGTCGTGTAGGGGACGCCGAACTTCACGTGCGGCATGGCCGCCTCTCCTTCTTAGGTGTGTGTGCGGCCGCGGGCGCCCAGCTCCAGCGCCTCGGCCATGTTGTGCGTCGCCGTCGTGCCGGGGTGCCAGACCCTGGCCACCGGGTGCGGTGCGCCCTCCCACCACAGCGCCTTCTTCACGCGGGGCCGGATCTCGTGCGGGCGGGTCCCGAACTCCACGTAGGCGGCGTGGGCCGCGCTGGCGGTGATGCGGTAGCCGTGCCGCGGCAGCCGCTCCACCCCGATGGAGGACACGTACTCCCCGGTGTCGATCGGGCCCCGGCCGCGCGCCGCGGAGGCGACACGGTCGGCCCGGCGCCGCATGTCCCGGTCCACCGGACCCCAGCTGCCCAAAGAGTTGATGACCTTCTGGTTCAGGCTGACCCTGCCCACGCGATCACCCCCGGACCTCGACCGCCTTCATCACCGTGTGCCCCAGCCCTGCTAGCGGGTCGGCCATCACCAGCGGGTCGCCGTGGATGTCGTAGACCTGGCCGTCGATCAGCACCCCGTCCGTGGACTTCAGCACCGGCTCGACGTCGGAGCCTGCAGGCGGATCGATCCACGCGATCCGCGGGGACTCGTCCACCCAGATCCGCATGGTCGTCTCGACCTGCTCGCCGCCGCCGGCCTTGGACTCCCGGGTCGCCAGTGAAGCGCCCAGGGTCGCCGCGTCGGGCTGCACCACCCCGGGCACCGGCTCCGACCGGAACGCCTGCGACCAGTTCTTCGTCCGCCGCGACCGGTTGCCGTGGGCGTCGGGGGCCCGCGGCGGGCGGAGGAACACCAGCTGGTGCGTGGTGAACGGCAGCGCCATCAGTAGGTCACCACCGTCGCCGGGAGCAGCCCCGCCAACCGCAGCACGTCGTGAGCACGGCGGGCGATGGCCACCGTCTCCCCGGCCGCACCGGCACGCAGCCGGTAGGACACCTGACCGATGCTCGCGGACTCCCACCGCGACTTCGCGCCGGTCGGGTCGGCCGCGACGATCAGGTAGTCCGCCTGCTCCAGCACCGCGTCCCGCAGCGCCTCGGCCACCTCCGGATCCGCGGGCATCTGCGTGCTGGCGTCCACGTCGTAGACCGCGCCGATCAGCGCGACGTCCACGTCTCGGGAGGCGCGCTTCAGCGTGACCTCCGCGCGCGGCGGCGGCGCGCCGAGCCCGAGGTGGGCGGCCAGCTCCTCCGGTGTGGCGTACACGGGCTGCATGCCGGCCACCCCCTCGCTACTCGGCCAGTTCGGCCAGCTCGGTCTTCGTCATGTTGGCCGCCTCGGCCTCCGACAGGTCGGTGGTCGCGGTCACGTAGGCCACCCACTCGGCCTTCGGTGCGGACTGCGCGGGCCGCTCACTGGCCTCCTTGGGGGCCTGCTCGGCGCCGATCTCCTCGATCCGGTAGCCCCGGCGCCGGAAGTACGCCACTTCCCGCCCGGCCTCGATCTCGGCGACGCCGTGGCGGAACACCACGGCGCCGACCTCACCCTCGTAGCCCTCAGCAGGGGCGTGCACCCGGTACACGTCAGACCCCGCTGACCTTGATGTTTCGCAGCACGCCGCACGACTTGACGTTGCGCAGCACCGCAGCGACCGGCCCCATCTCGATCTCGCCCTTTTTCACCGCGCCCGGCAGATCGAACGGCGGCATGAACGTCGACACGAGGGGCAGCCCGGCCATGGAGGCCCCGTGGAAGGAGTCCAGGCCGAAGGAGACCGCATACAGGTCGGTCAGGCCGGTGACATCCGGGGTGGTGCCGCCGTCGGCGTCGGCGTCGCGCGACTCGATCGGGATGATCGGAGCCGCACCGGTCATGTCGTCGCCGATGTCCACCAGCGTCCACGGCCCGTACATCTCCACGTGCCGGCCCAGCTCGTCCTTGGCGGCGGTGTACATGCCCGCCCAGCGTGCCAGCGCCCGCACCCGGGTGATCGAGGTGGTGTTGCCGAGGATCGCCTTCACCCCGGGCGGCAGCGCACCCGGCGCTCCGAGGTCCCCGCCGCCGGTGGTGGAGGGCACGATCCGCGACAGGAAGTCGTCCAGCACGTCCAGCGCCGCCATCGCCTTCGGCTGGTCGTTGATCGTCCCGGCAGTCCAGTCCAGGTAGCCGGTGGACACGCCCTCATCGAGCGGGGAGTACTCAGTCGACGAGCCGACCAGCAGTTTGTCCAGGCCGTCGAAGCCGTTGGGGTCGGCGGCGACGTCGCCGTTGATCAGCTCGTGCTGGAACTTGGTGCGGATGCCGGTCAGCAGCTGCTGCATCTGGAAGCTGACCTCGTTGGTCGCCGGGTTGCCCAGCCGCGCCAGCACCCGGTCGATCTCGAATGACCCGCCGAGCGGCTTCAGCTCGACGGTCTTGCGCTCACGGGTCGCGTGCGTGGGCGCGTACTCGCTGCCGAACGCACGGAACGCAGCACCGCGGGCGGCCAGCAGCCGGGTGTAGCCGTACACCAGCGAGGACCCGCCGGTGCCCGGTGTCACGGTGTCGTCGAAGACGACATGGTCCAGCAGCCACGAGTAGCGGCGCAGGTTGTCGATGACGGCGTAGTCCACGTCGTCCTGGGAGTTGACCTGCGCCTGAGCGAGGGTCACGGACATGGCGGTTTCTCCTGGTCAGTAAGGGCCTACGCGCCGGTGGCGCGCTTCACAGCCTCGAACAGCGATGTCGGTCTCGGTGCGCGCTCACCGGTCCCGCCGGAGAAGTCCGCGCTGGAAGCCGCCGGCGCCGGGCCGTCGGCCTTGTACTTCGGGTTGTCCTCGACGGCGGTCTTCACCAGGTCGCTCACGGCGTCGGCGAAGCCCTCGTCGGAGGGGTCGAGCTTGCCGAGCTTGTCGGCGAAGGCCCGGGAGTCGAGCAGGGCGTCGACGTCGGCGCCGTGCTGGCGGGCCGCGCGCTCGGCGGCCCGCTCGGTGCGCAGGGTCCGCAGTTCCGCCTCCCGGGCGGTGGTCTGCTGCTGCGCGTCGGCGAGCTGCCGGGTGAGCTCCTCGGGGTCCGGCGGGGCGTCGTCGGGCGCCAGACCGAGCGCCTTGGCGATGGCGTCGAGCTGCTCCTGCCGGCGCTGCTCGGTCTCGGTGAGGCGCTCCTCCAGCTCCTTCGCCTTGACCCGGTGCGAGGCGGACTCGTCTCGCAGCTTGCGGACGTAGGCCTCGTCGAACGTGCGCGGAGCCTCACGCTCCTCGGCGCCGTCACGGCCTCCGTCGACGCGCTGTGCGGCTTCGGCGAGCAGCGCCTCGGCTTGGGCGTCCTCGGCCGTGGTGGTGTCGTCCTGGACTGTGGGCTCCTGGCCCTGCTCCTCGGACACGGTGTCTCCTCATGCGAAGGGGCCGCCACCTGGGCGGCCCCGGATGCGGATGGTTCAGTTCTTCAGCGAGCCGTCAGCGGCCCACTGGTCAGGGATCATGGAGGTGAGGCCCAGGGTCTTCGCGCGGCGCATGATGTGGCGGCGCACCAGCCGCCGGCCTTCCTCACCGCCCCTGGCGCGCCCCACGGCGCGGATCGCCTTGGCCAGGTCGCCGCGGTTGCGGATCGGGAACCGGCCGCCGCTGCCCTCCGCGTCGGGGAGCGCCTGGCCCTTCGCCGCCGCTTTCTCCCGCTCCGGCCTGCTCGGTCCCACCATCGCCCGCCTCCTCTACGCGGCGCCCTGTGCTGATGAGGCCGGCCGACATCCACGGCGGCGGCTGATCCGCGGCCTCGATCCGGCCGACTTCCTCGGCGACCTGCGCCTCGTCCCACTCGGGATGGACAATCTGCACCAGGGTCTGGGTGGAGGCGGCGCGCGCCCTCGACAGCAGCTCCGCCGTGGTGGCGACCTGGGTGGGCGACTCCTGCACCCCGTCAGGCCAGGTGACCACGGGCCGCTGCGGCTTCACCTTCGAGGCGAACTGCGCCTTGTCGATCTCCAGCGCCGTCTCCGCCAGCGCGGCCAGCCGCGGGCCGGCGTACTGGATCTTGCGGGCCCGGGTGGAGTAGGTGCGCCGCTCCCGGGTGGTCACCTCGGTCGCCGTCACCGCCAGGTCGCGGCTCTCCCCGAAGGTCTGGGCAGAGAAGCCCGCGCCGCGCACGATCTGCTCGGACAGCTCCGTGCAGGTCTGGGCGTGCTCGGCGACCCGGATCTCCGGCTGGAACAGCTCCATCAGCTGCCCCGCGGAATCGCCCGCCCCTTGCAGCATCTTCAGCGGCGCGTAGAACTCCCGCTCCACGTCGAACATCGCGGCCTGGCCCCGGCCCTGCGTCTCCAGCCACGCCTCGGGCACCACCAGCCGGGCCTTCGCGAGCCGGATGTCACGCATCCAGCTGCTCCACGCCTCGTCGAGGGCGTCCATCAGGTGCTCGACACCAGCGTAGTCCGACCGGCCCAGCGGGGTGCCGCGGATGATCCTGTTCGGGCGCATGTTGGGCAGGTACTCCACCGCGATGCGCTCCGCCCCCGTGGCGATCCCGCCGTCCGGGCCCACCGCGTCGGCGAACCCCGCGGTCTCGGGGTGCTCAGTCAGCGGCACCTTCGTACCCAGCGAGTCCCGGCCGCCCTCGTACAGCCCATGGAACACCCGGCCCGCCTCGTGGCGCTCCAGGTGCCGCACGACCACGGTCGCGTCCGGCTCGGACAGCACCCGCCAGAACGTCACCGCGCGCAAGTGCTGACCGGCCCACTCCGGGGCGGCGCAGTCCGGCGCGATCGGTTCCACGATCGGATGGCCGGCGAGCGCGCGGTTCCAGCTCACGCGCAGGAACACGCCGCCGTAAGCCGAGGCGAGCTCGGCGCCCTCCAGCAGGGCGGCGTGCATACCGCCCTCGTCCATCAGGTACTCCAGCCGCTCCTGAGTGGCCGGGTCCTCGGCTGCCAGGGTCGGGGGCTCCCCGAACAGCAGATCCGCGCTCGTGGCGGCGATGTCGCCGGCCAACGGCACATGCAACCTGCTGGGCTGCTGCTCGGCGTTGGGCGGGCGCCCCCAGAACCAGCGCGCGACCGTGCCCACCACGCCGCCGCGGTACTGCGACGGCCGCGGCGCCGGGGTGATCCGGTTGGCGCTGTTCGCGCCGCCGTAGACCCGCGCCAGCTCATCGGGCCGCCCGGAGTACCAGGCGCCCCACGTGTCGTACAGCGCCTGCGGCAGCTCGGTCGACTTCGGCGGCCAGGGCGCGTCCCGGTCAGGGAGCGGCACCGCGCACCCCCTTCCGGGCGGTCACGCCGCCAGTCCCATCGGATCCACCAGGTGCGGCCGCCACAGCGCCTCCGAAGTCGCCACCGCGTACCGGCCCGCATCCAAGCTGTGGTCGTCGGCCTTGATCGGCGCGTCCTGGCCCTTCTCCGTGGCCTTGGGGTCCCAGGCGTAGCCGCCGACCTCGCCGATCCATCCCGTGCACCGGTCCGACACCAGCAGCTGCCGGCGCGCCAGCAGGTTCGCCACCATCGAGATGCCGTGCAGGACGTCGTTGTGCGCCGGCGTCGTCGCCAGCCCGTCCCGGTACAGCTGCACCCGCAGCGACGCTGCGGAGGGGTCGACCGCCACGTACTCCACCGGCACCCGGCCCCCATGCGGGAGGTGCTCGGCGGCGATCCAGGCCCGCAGCCGCGCCGACAGCTCCGCGTCGGTGAGCCGCTGGGCCTCCCGGCGGGGTTCGTGGCGCTGCTCGTCCACCAGGTACAGCAGCCCGTCCTCGCCCAGCCCCAGCAGCAGCGCCGAGGTCGGGTTGGTGGTGCCGTAGTCGACGCCCGCGCACAGCAGCCGCTGCATCCGCGGCAGCCGCTCCCAGGCCACGACGTGCGCCTCGGGGTCCCACATGTCGTAGACGGACCCTTCGCCGGCGATCCACTCGCCGAGGATGAACCGCCGGAACCACAATCCCGTGTACTGGGACTTCAGCAGCGCCACGTAGGCGGGGTCCAGCGACGGGTTGTCGTCCAACGTGAAGTGCCAGTGCCTCATCCCCACGGCGCTGGCGCGCAGCACGAAGTCCTGCCGCAGCCAGTGCCCGGGGTAGTCCGGGTTCGTCGTCGCGAGGAGCTTGGCACCGCGCACCCGAAGACGGCTGAGCAGCATCATCCAGAACGACTGCGGCACCAGCGTCGCCTCGTCCACGTAGGCCAGCGCCACCGTCGCGCCGCGGATCCGCGACTCCGCCCGGGCGTCCGAGGCGCCCACCAGGTGCACGGTGCGCCCGAGGATGACCGCGGTCGTCGACCCTGCCGTGTGGTGCACCTGCCCGGCCAGCGGCCCGAACAGTTCTGGCGACTGCAGCGGGTCGATCAGGTTGCGCTCGATGGTCTGCAGTGTCCGGCCGACGATGACGACCAGGCCGTGCGACGGCGCCCGCGTCAACAGGATGAGGAACGCCAGCAGCGAGCTGATCGTCTTCCCGCTGGAGACCGCCCCCGACCACAGCGCGATCTGCGGCGTGTCCATCGCCCCCGTGATCGACCGGATCTGCGCACGCGACAGGTGCCGCGTCAGCGCGTCGAGGTTCACCCCTCCTCCGCCGGTTCCTCACCGTCCAGCGCCTCGGCCGCGGCCGCCAGCGCGTCGGCGATCCCGCCGAGCATCGACGCCGCCGCACCCGCACCCGAGTCGGAGTCGATGCGCTCCAGCGCCACGTGCTTGTCCACCGAGATCCCGATCGCCGCGTAGGCGTTGCGCACCTCCGACAGCGGCGGCAGCTCCAGCGTCACCCGCTCCGCCCCCGCCTTGCCGGCGACGTAGTGGGTGTAGGGCTCCCAGGCGCGTTCGCGCAGCCGCTCGGCGTCCTCCAGCAGCCCCGCGGACAGCGCGGCGCGCCGGGCCCGGTTGTCCGCGGTCTTCGCGCGCGTGGCCGCTTCGGTCTGGGTACGTTCGAACGCCCCGTTCAGACCGTTCTCCTTGGCGATGCTCGCGACGGTCGCGGGACCCACCCCGTGCTTGCGGGCGATGCCGCGGCAGGTCCCGCCGGCGCGGATGTCGTCGAGGATGGCGGCGCGGACGTCGTCAGGCAGTCGGGGCGGCATTTTCTCCCTCCCCGGCGGCGCTTTGCGCGATGATGGTCGCCTTGTCCCCCTGTGAGCGGAGGCGTGATGTCGGGGAGCTATGCGATGGGTGCGGCGGGTGTGGCCCTGCTGCTGGGCGGGTTCGTGCTGGGCCTGGTGTCCTCGGGGGCGGGGTCGGGTCCGTCGCCGTCTCTGATGGACGGGTCCTCGGGCGCGGACCCGTGGGCGTGGGCCCTGGGTGCGATGGGGGTCGTGTTGCTCGGGGCAGCGCTGGCCGCCCGGGGCCCGGCGAAGTCGGGGGAGAAGTAGTGGACTTGAAGGCCATCATCGGCTGGGTTGCGGTGATCGTGATCGCCGCGTTGCTGATCTCGTCGTGGAGCGATTCGGATCCAGGCCCAGACACGAGTATTTACGTACCGCGTAACGAGCCGGTCCAGGCGCCGGTACTGGATTCGTTGTGCGAGGGGTCTGACTACGCGTTGGTCGATGACTGCCGGGAGTACTGACCGGTCCGGCTCACGCGATCCCCCAGAGCGGAGCCGGACCGGAGTGTGGGAAGTGCCCGGCGGCGGGGCCGGGGGCGGTGTGACCGCCGGGCACGATCAGGACGTGAAGGCGTCCCGGCGCTCGACGCCCGCCCTCGTGGACGGAGCGCCGGGACGGTGGGTGTCCGGTCGGGCCGGACGGTTTCGGGCCTACGCCAGTGCGGGCTGCACGGCCGCGAGGCGGTCGCGGGCGACCTGGGCGTAGTGCTCGGTGTACTCGATGCCGATGAACCGACGCCCCTCCTCCAGCGCGGCGACGCCGGTGGTCCCGGACCCCATGCAGGGGTCGAGCACGGTGCCGCCCTCGGGGGCGATCTTCACCAGTTCCCGCATGATCTCGACGGGCTTCTGAGTGATGTGCTGCCGGCGGTTTCCCCGCGGCTGGGAGCCGCGGAGCAGGCCGGGCAGGTAGATGTCTGGGACGTGCCGGTGCGGTTCGCCGTGGGTTCCCCACAACACGTACTCGCAGGCGCGCCGGAACCCGTTCTTGAAGGGGCGGGTGGCCGGCTTCTCCCAGGGCACGATCCCGCGCCAGATCCACCCGGCGGCCTGCAGGGCGTCGCTCGTGGCGGGCAGCTGCGACCAGTCGGTGAATACCAGGCACGATCCGCCCTGACGGGTGGCGTGCAGGGACGCCCCGAGCAGGAGGGTGAGCCAGTAGGCGTAGCCGCGCTGGTCCTTGTTGTCACCAGCGAAGTCGGGCAGCGTGTGCTGGGCGTCGGAGGAGACGTACTTGCTGCGGGCCGAGGCGGTGCCCTTCGCCGCAGCGGTGGGGCTGGAGACGTTGTAGGGCGGGTCGGTGATGACGGCGTCGACGGTGCCGGCGCCGAGGGCCGGCAGGATCGCTAGGGCGTCGCCCTGGTGGATGGTCTGCATGCCTGCGCTCCCAGGTGGGGAAGGGGACGCGCACGGTGGCCGTGCGCGTTTTCCACAGCCGCCGAAGCGGCTCTACCGGCCGGTGTGCAGCGGCCGGAGCATGGGGCCTATGGAGTACAGGGTGCTGTGGGCGGGCGAGGACGAGCTGGGCGAGCGGCTGACCGCGGAGGCGGCCGCCGGCTGGCGCGTCGTCTCCGTGGACTGGCGGGCGGTGCGCGACGACGGCGCCGCGGTGGAGGTCGGCGTGCGCGTGCTGCTCGGCAGGCCGACATGAAGAAAGGCCCGGCGCAGACCGGGCCTCCTCACAGAAGCTCTATTCAACTCCGATCATACGGAACTAGTTGAATAGTCGCAACTACGGTCACGTCACGTGCGAGACGGCTGCCCTCCCGCCGCCAGGACCAGGTCGCGGTAGGGCAGCACCACCACCGGGTAGGCGTCCAGCCCGGTCTCCCGCTCCACCTCGGCCATCAGCTCCGCAGCGGCCTCGGCGTCGCCGCCGATGACCTCGGCCTCGGCGAACACCCCGGCGCCGGCCACGGCGTCCACGGACACGGTTGCCCCGGTGTGGCCGGGGTGCCGGTAGGAGGTGCGGGTCTTGTCCACCCGGGCCAGGGGCACCATGCCGATCGCCTCCAGCAGCGCCTCGGCGTCGGCGGCGTGCTCGGCCCCGGGAAGGGCGAGGTTGGTCTCCTTCTTGGCGATGACCCCGTCGGCGGTGCGGGTGGCCGTGGTGGAGGCCGGCTTGTAGGTGACCTCGGCGGAGCCGGGGCGGCGGCGCACCCGCAGGCACTCCACCGTCTCCAGGAAGTCGATGTCGGGGCGGCTGTAGTAGGTGTCGGTCTCGGTGGCGGTCCCGGCCTCCTCGAAGCCGAGCTCGGCCAGGCGGGCCTTGAGCTTCTCGGCGTCTGCGCCGATTTCGCGCTTGCGTTCGACCTCGATCACGGGTTCATCCTCCAGGGGTCAGGGCGGCGTAGATGCGGGCCAGGGAGTGCTTGGAGCAGGTGCCGCGGATCGCGGCCAGGGCTTGGCCCAGCGTCTCGGAGTCGGCGGTGTCGATGTGGGAGAACAGGATCATCTGCTTGGCGTCGGTGAGCGGGTTGGGCAGCCTCCTGGCGAGGTAGCGGTTGTAGTAGTCGCGACGGCGGACCACGATGTCCTCGGCCTGGGCGGGCAGCAGGACGGCGTGTCGGGCGCCCTCGGCTTCTGTGGAGTGGACGGCGACCGCGGTGATCAGCTCGTCCATGGTGAAGTAGGCGTAGGTCTCCCGGCCCTCGCGCTCGACCCAGCCCTCCCACACCGCCGCGCACTCGGCGTCACCTCGCTCGGCCGCGGCGAGGAAGGCGGCCAGCGCGATGTCGGTGCATTCGTCGAAGATGTCGCCGTCCACCACGTAGTGGTCGCCGTAGGGTTCGCTGACCGCCAGCAGCATCGCCCGCTGCGAGCGGGGGAGCCGGTCGGCCGCGGTGAGCGTGTAGTGGACGCGCTTGTGGCCGGTACGGGCATCCAGCCAGTCGGCCGCCAGGTGCCCTTCCAGGACGGGAATGAACCCCAGGGCGCCGGAGCGCCAGGCGTGGTCGCGGAAGGTGATGTAGTGGCGCTGGATCTCGCGGAGCAGGCCGACCGGGGCGCGCAGCACGGCGCAGGTGGCCCGGTCCAGGTCCTCGATGGGCACGATCGCCGAGTCCTGGCGGGCGAGGAGCTCGTCTTGGGCGTGGTGGTAGGGGTGTGTGCCCTCGTGCAGGTAGCGGGGGACGAACATGCGCAGGAATCGGAGCCAGGACGGCGCGTCGTAGGCGTGGGTGACGGGCTCGTGCAGCGAGGGGCCGTCGACGGCGTAGACGTCGCGGTAGGCGAAGAACCCGCCGTCGGCCAGCACGGTCGGCAGGGTGCGCATCAGGGCGTGGATGCCGGCGTAGCCGCCGCCGTAGGAGTAGACCTCGTGCAGCAGCGCGGAGGCGGATACCACGTCGGCCGGACGGTCGAGCAGGCGGCCGATGTCGGTGGCGTGGCCGCGCAGCAGCGTGCACGAGCCGACGTCGGAGAACTCCTCCACTGCTCGGGCCAGTGAGTCGGAGGAGACGCCGGGGACTTCGACCAGGGTGAGGTCGACGCGTTGGCCCCGGCCGCGCAGCGCGGAGGCCAGGGCGGTGACGGCTGCGCCTCCGCCGGGGCCGATCTCCACGAGGTGGGGCCGCCCGGCGCCGGTGCGGCGCAGCGCGCGGTGGGCCATCAGGGCCTTCTCGTCGCCGCGGCCGTTGGCGGCGATGTCCAGGTATCCGGGGTCGGTCTTGTGGTCGGTCGCGAACGCGGGCACGGAGTGCTCCTCAGGGTGCGGTTCACGTCGGGGGCCCGCCCGGGACCTGGGGATGCCCCGGGCGGGCGATTCCCGCGTCCCCTTCTTCCCCCTTCAGGGACGCGGGGGCCTTACTCCTCCTCGTCCTTCTTCTCATCCTTCTGGTCGTCGTCGTCCTTCTTGTCCTCCGAGCTCGGCCCGGGGATGTTCCCCCAGTCCGGCGAGTCCGGGTACACCCGCAGCCACCCCACGGCTATGCCCCCTCCTTCTTGGCCTTTTCCTCCTGCTGCCGCTTCAGCTCCTTGATCGCCTCTTTCTCGGCCTTCTCGATCTTCTTCCGGTGCTCCGCCTCGTCGAACGGCGGACGCCGCTGCCCGAAGTCCCAATCCATGAGGGCCTCCTTCCGCTAGGGGGTGTGGGCCCCTCCCCGCCGTGGCACACGCGGGGAGGGGCGCCGGCCCGCGGACCCCACCAGGTGCGGGCCGGTACCGCGCCGGGGACTCAGACCGGGGCCCGGCGCGGGGTCTTCAGCCGCCGCGCATCCAGGCGGGGGTCTGCGTGCGCGGCACGACCACGTCGGTGGTGGTCCGGATCTCCGGCCCGCCGCCGACCGGGCGCAGGCGCAGCCGCCCGAACCACAGGCCCGGCTTGGCCTCGTGCCCGACGACCTTGTACAGCCCGCCGCAGTAGTGCACCTCGACCCCGACGGGCCAGGCGTGCCGGAGCACCGCGTCGTCGCCGCCCGCGGCCGCGGTGAGCCGGTCGGCGGTCACGGTCTCCCGGTCGCCGGTGTCCAGACTCTCCACGACCACCCGGCTGCCCTCGTGCCCGGCGACGGTGAACAGCTCGGAGCGGTCGCCGTCGAGGAAGACCAGAGTCCCAGCGCCCCACGCCTGCCAGGCGGGCACGGGGCGCAGCCGCTCGGGCCTGGCGCCGCGGGGCAGGCGCACGGAGCGGTGCCCGTTCACTGCCCGAGCCCTTCGATCATCGCGGCCTGCTCGCGGGCGCGGTCGCGCTCAAGTTCCCGTTCCAGCGCGTCAAGCTGCTCTGGGGTCACCCCGCGGCCGACGCGCCGGCCGGGGCGGGCCAGGCGCGCGGCGAGCTGTTCGGCGGTGTCGGCGGTGATGGTGGGCTCGACGTCGTCGTCGATCTTGCGGGTGGCGACCCACCCGTCCGGGCGGCCGCGCGCGTCGTGCGCGCGCCAGATCCGCCACTGCGGGTGGTCGGCCTGCAGCCGCGCCAGGTCGTCGGCGTGCGCGCCCCGGTCGGTCGGCGGGAGCGTAGAAGGAGCCATGTCGACCTCGCAGAACCCGTGTGATCTGGACGACTCCAGGGATATCGTCGGGACACCCGCCGCCATCAGGGCGTGAACACCGGCGGCAGAGACGAACCATTCACACGGGGTGTGAAACCACCGCCACCGAAAGGGCCCCCGATGTCCGAGCCGAACATCCTCCTGGCCGACCTGATCGGGGAGGCTGGAGTCTCCAACGCAGGACTCGCCTCCCGGATCAACCGGCAGCTCGGCACCCGCTACGACCACACCGCGGTCGCCCGCTGGGTACGCGACCACGCCATCCCACGCGGCCGGGCACCCCAGGTGATCTGCGAGATCCTGTCCCAGCGACTCGGCAGGCAGGTGGCCTTGAGCGACATCGGCATGGACCGGACCAACCCCGACCGGGCCCCCAGCGACCTGGGGACCGTCGTCGCCCGCACCGCGGCGATGTGGCGCCAGGACGCCCGCGACGACCGCTTCCTCGCCGACGCCCGCCCCGCCGGAGGGGCGGCGGTCATCATGCCGCTGTTCGAGTGGGAGAACCCGCCCGGCGACGCTGACGTGTCGAAGGCCGGCTCGCACGCCATCGGCGCCGGCGATGTCGACCGGCTCGCCACCGCCCGCCAGCGCTACGAGGAGATGTACCGGCGCGCCGGCGGCATCCCAGTCCGCCCCCGCCTCGCGAGGTTCCTCGCCGACCAGGTCGCCCCGGCCCTGGCGGGCTCCTACTCCGATGCGACCGGGCGCCGCCTGCACCGCACCGTCGGGTCACTGACCGCGCTGGCGGGCATCTGCGCCTACGACGCGAGCAGGCAGGCGCTGGCGCAGCGGTACTTCCTCGCCGCCCTGCGGATGGCGAAGGCGTCGGGGGACCGGCGCTTCGGCGGGTACGTCGTCGCGCTGCTCGCCAACCAGGCCATGAGCCAGGCCGAGTACCGGCTGGTCATCCAGTACTGCGAGACCGCGCTGCGCGCCGCCCACGGCGACCTCACCCCGGCCCTGGTCTCCGACCTGTGCACCATGCAGGCCCGCGCCTACGCCCGCCTCGGCGACCAGCAGGCCTGCCACGCCCAGATGACCCGCGCCGAGACCGCGGCCGGGCACATCCGCCGCGACGAGGAGCCCACCGAGACGTCCTACGTGCAGGACGGCCTGGTGGAGACCCAGCACGCCGAGGCGCTGCGCCAGCTCGGCGACCTGACCGCCGCCGAGGGCTACGCGCTGGAGGCGGTGCGCACCGCGGAAGGGGCGCACCTGCGAGGCCAGGTCCACCGCCACGCCGGGCTGGCGATGATCCGCGCCCAGGGCGGGCGGGTCGACGAGGCGCTTGCGCCGGCGCGGGTGATGCTGGAGCGGGTGCGCGGCATGGAGTCGGGGCGGCTGCACGACCGGGTGCGGTCGGTGCGCCGCGCGCTCGCCGACCGGTCCTCAGAGCCGGAGGTGCAGGAGTTCGCCGAGCAGTGCGATGCGGAGCTGCGCCTGGGCCTGTGATTGTGTGGGGTCGACGCAGAAGCCGCCGACCCGAGGGAGCCACCCGTGCGCTGGACCGTCCACTCCGAGGAGCCGCTGTACACCGACCGGTGGCTGGACATCCGGGTCGCGGACGTGGAGATCACCGGCGGGCGGCACCTGCAGCACCGGCTCATGCGCTCCGCCCCGGGCGCCGGCGCGGTCGTGTTGAACGACGCGAACGAGGTGCTGCTGGAGTGGCGGCACCGATTCATCCCCGACACCTGGGGCTATGAGATTCCGATCGGCGGCATCCATGACGGTGAGACCGCGCAGACCGCGGCGGCCCGTGAGGTCGAGGAGGAGACCGGGTGGCGGCCGGGGCCGCTGCGCCCGCTGGTCTATGTCCAGCCCACCCCGGGCATCAGCGACAGCGAGCACCACATCTTCTTCGCCGAGGCCGCCGAGCACATCGGGGATCCGGTCGAGGACTGGGAGGCCGAGCGCATCGAGTGGGTGCCGCTGGCCGATGTGCCGAAGCTGGTGGCCGAGCGCAAGATCGTGTCGGGCACGTCGATGACGGCGCTGCTGTACCTGTACGGGACGGGCCGCCCGAGCTGACACCACGAAGGCCCGGCGCGGACGGTGCGCCGGGCCAGCTCTGCGCCGCTACCTCGTCGGCTGCCCCGATCCCGGGCAGCGCTCCCGGGAGCCGGGCTTCTGGTGCTCGCCCGCCGTGGAGCTGTCTCCGACGTACTGCCCGCACTCAGAGCAGCACGCCTGGACGCTCGGATCGATCATGCGGCCTCCCTCTACACCGCCTCCAGCTGCCTGAAGGCGGACCCCGCGCTCGGGCTGTCCCCGGAGCGCAGCGTGTGCACGAACAGGAGGTAGATGTCCGCGCCCGAGTGGCACGACACCTTCACTCCGTACTTGTGCGTGTCGCTACCAAGATCCGGGTCTGTTGAATACCGCTTCACCTGCGCGATCTCGGAGTGGCCGCTTGCGGACACCGCGTGCGCGAGCCAGCCCTCCACGTCCGCGGTCCGCACGCTGCCCGCGACGGGGAGTTCGACCGCGGGCAGCGCCGCCGGCGGCTTCCCGGTCACGACGGGCTCCTCGTCCTTGCGGTCGGAGCCGTCGTCCGGGCTGCCGCGGACGATCTGCACGTACACGCTCGCCCCTGAGGAGAGGGCCAGGGCGACGCCCAGCGGGCGCTCCGTGTACCCCGCCTCGGCGAAGCTCGCCGCCTTGCTGACCGCGGGCGGGAGGTCGGCCTGCAGCTGCTCCAGCAGCCAGTCCTGGAATCGTGGTGCGCGCATCGGGTGCCTTTCTTGTTCGAGGGGCGGGGGTCATCCCCCTTGTCCCGCGAGTGGTCAGCGTACTCATGTGTCAGGGGCGGTGCGGGTCACATCGGCAGGAGCGCCGCGGCGGGGCGCCGGACCGCCGCCCGCCGCGCTCCACTACTTCCAGCGCTTCACCCGCACCCCTGCCGGCAGCCGCAGCTCGCCGCCGACCGCCGGGCGCTCCTCGGGCGACACGTCGCCCGCGTCATCCGGTGTCGCCTGCCCGGCGTCGCGCAGCCTCTCGGCGACAGGGGCCAGGCGGCGCTTGAGTCGCTGTCCGGTCTTCGCCGTCGCCCCGACACGTCGCCCGATCTCCGCACCGGACATGTCCGGTGTCGCGATGAGCCACGACACGACCTGCCGGTCGCGGTCGGCCATGTCGGACAGCGACACGACCCCCGCCGGGCCGTCGACGTCGCCGTCGCGGGACACCTCCCCGGCGTCGCCCGTCGCGTCCGGCCCCGTCGCCTCCGGGAGCGACACGTCGCCGCGCCCGGGTGCGACATCGGCTCCGACCTGCACGGTGTCGCCCGTCGCGCCGGTGTCCGGTGTTGCCTCGCCCCGCTCCAGGGCCGGGGTGTCGCCCGCGGCGGTGTCGCTTCGCCCGACAGCGACGACCGTCATCCGCTCCAGCAGCGACGCCTTCTTCCTCGGACTGGCGCCGGGGGCGTCGTCGACCTCCACGACATCGACCCGCGGCGCCGGGGCCGGTGTCGCCCGCGCCGCGGCGAGGCCGTCGACCTCCTCGGGCGACATCGCGACGCGGTCGCGCGTCATCGCCCGGATGATGTCGTAGGCGACCTCCAGCTCGCTGCCGTTGTCCAGCATCCACCGCAGGTGCCGCGGTGTCGCGCTGCGCCACTGGGCCCCGTACTGCTCGCGGAGCATCGCGTAGGCCATTGAGCGGCGGCGCTCCATGCCCACCGCCTCCTCGTAGGAGGTGATGTGCCAGCCGAGCATCAGCCGCCACACCCGCCACGCCGACGCCGGCCGGGCGACCCAGTGCCCCAGCGGCACCCGGTCCGTCGACTTCCCGGTGTCGATCATCCGGGCCATCGACCGGATCCAGATCGCCAGCCCCTCGGAGATCACGATGACCCCGAGCGGCGGCGCCGCGTGGCCGAGCAGGGCCCCGTCGCCGCCGTGCTGCACGTTCAAGTACAAGGTCAAGGCACTGAGCCCGTAGGCGACCCACCGGTAGAACGGGTGCCGCATCCCGCGCCACTCGGTCCACAGGTCCAGGGCCAGGAACAGCACGATCAGCCCGTCAAGCACGAGTGGGAACAGAATGCGCAGGTCGCCGCCGTTGATCGGGACCGGCGTGTCCTCCAGCCATGTCGCCGAGTCGTGCAGCGCGGCCGCCGACATCGTGAACGCGATCCCGACGAACAGCGCGGCCAGCCCGACGATCACCACGACCGCGGTCCGGTCTCCGCGGCTCAGCCCGCCCTCCGGGCGGGGCCGGTCGCGCAGCTGCCGGGCCAGGCGCCGCAGCATCCACTGCGCCACCGCCACCAGCGCCAGACACGCGGCGAGCACCAGCAGGGCGCGCACCAGCGGGCCCGTGATCCAGGCGACCACGGGGTCGGTCAGGGTGAGCAGGTCGGCGGTCATCAGGGTCTCCTCGACGGGTCGGCGCATCGGGTGCGCACGGGGGCTCGGGGGCTTCGGGAAGGGCCCGGCAGACGATCCACCGACCCGCCGAAGTGCCGTTCGTACAGGTCAGGCGGTCGGTGGGTGGTCGGGGTCGGCGGGTGGATCACCGGGGTCGGCGGATCCGCTCGGCGGTTCACTCAGCCGCGCGACGGCGGCCTTCAGATCGCGCAGGGCGGGCCCGCGGACCTCCCGGCCGGCGATCATCTGCCGCCCGACCGGGGCTCCCCACTCGGCCAGGCGGGCGGCCAGCGCCTTCGCCGAGGTCTCCAGCTCCAGGTGCTCGACCAGCCAGGTGGTGGCCACCCGCGGCCGGCCCGCGGCCTCCGCGGCGGCCAGGATCCGCACCAGCAGCTCCGGGGCGGCCGCCGCCCGGGACGGCGCCTCCAGCTCGGGGCGGACCGTGGTGGCCGTGCGCCCGATGTCACCGGGATCGGCCCACGACGCCGCGGATCCCGCCGGGCCCCCGGATACCGGGCCCTGCTCGCCGGCGAACCCCTTGGCGACCTCGGCCACGTCCGCGCCGTCGGCGAACAGCGCCGCCATCCGCTCGAACCTGCCCGCGTAGTCGTCGCCGGCCGCCTGCGCCGAGGCCGCATCCAGCTCCGGGCGCTGCTCGGCGATGACCGCGGCCAGCTCCTCGATCTGGGCGGGCAGCAGGTTCCACCCCTGGAACTGGCGGATCTCCCCGCCGTCGCCGCGCAGGAACCCCGCCCCCTTGCGGCGCAGATCCCGGTGGTCCACCCCAGACCCCCACTCGAAGACCGCGGCCAGCTCCTTCTCCTTCTCCACCTTCATGCACACCGCGACCCCGGTCTGAGCGGTCATCGCCGCCGGGATCAGATCGGAGGTGCCGCGCAGCGTCGAGAGGACTTCGTTGACCGCGGCGTCGCGGGCGATGCGCTGGATCTCCTCCAGCAGCTCGGCGAGCCGCGCCGCCTTGCCCTTGCCGGCCGCGGCCAGCGCCTCGGCGCCCTCGTCCAGGATGATCTCGATGGCGGGCAGGTCATCGCTCACCGGCAGCAGGCTGACGTTGTGGCGGCGCTTCAGCGACCGGTAGGCGACCTTGCGGTGCTTGGCGATGCGCACCGCGGCCTCCATCATCCGGATCGCCTCGTTGATCTCCGGGGCCGCCCAGTCGATGGGGCACCGCTGCAGCTTGCCGTTGACCCATGACTCCACCCACGGCTGCGACAGCGACCCGCCGTTGAGGTCGATGTGCCACACCAGGGCGTCCGAGCACAGCCCGATCTCGGCGGTCAGCACGTGCAACAAGGTGGTCTTGCCCGACCCGCGCTTGCCGACCACCAGCCACGACTCCTCCCGGATCGGCGCGGAGGCGACATCGGAGTTGCCGTGCTCGCCGATCCGGATGTCGTCCAGGATCGACCGGGGCTCATAGGCGCGGGGGTAGTCCACGGTCGCCTCCAGCCGGTTCACCGTGGACACCTGCAGGTCCACCGTGCGCCGCCCGGCGCCGTCGGGGTCGACCACATCGATGCCGCACCCGCGCGGCAGATCGGCGTCGGCGGCCAGCCCGGGCACGAGCCGCTTCAGGTCGTCGGCGGTGACCCCGCCGCCGGGCAGCACCACCCGCACCCGCTTGCCGGCGCCGTTGGGCCACGGGGTGACATGGACCTGCACGCCGGTGAACCGGGACCCGCCGACCCGGATGATGCGCTGCTCCCATTCGGAGGAGGCGCGCAGCACCAGCCCCGTCCCGGGCTCCCTCTCCGTCTTCCGCTCGGTGAGCAGCCCGAGGTGCGCGCCCAGCTGGCACCCGGCGACCAGCACGCCCAGAGCGGCCAGGGACAGCGGCTCCCCGGTCGCATCGAGCCCCCACCGGGCGGCCAGCACCGCGGCCAGGTCGCCCGGCACGGTCCAGGACCAGCCCAGCCAGGCCGCGACCGCGGCGCAGCGCACCAGCTGCACCCAGATCCGGGCCGGGACGGCGCCGCCCTCGCGGCCGGCCTCGGCCAGCACACAGCACAGCGCGGCCACCGCCCCGGCGGCCAGGCCCCACAGCGCGTGCAGCCCGGCCAGGTGCCCCACCGCCGCCACCGCGCCCAGGGCGAGCGCCGCCTGCACGCCCGCCCCCCACGGCGGCAGGCGGCGGACCACCCTCCTCTTCGACATCGGTCAGACGTTCCACTTCTCTTCGCCGCGGCGGGCGTTCTCCTTGCGGTCGATGTCGGCCTCGTGGGCCTTGCGCAGCAGCGGCTCGATCTCCTCGGCGATCGAGGCGCACCCGGCCAGCGCCTGGTACAGCTCGTGCAGCTTGTCGGTCACCGCCTGGTTGATGGGGTAGTCGCCTTCCAGCCGCTGGGCGTAGGAGCGCACCGACAGCGCGACATAGCGCGGCACATCGGGCCACTCCTTGGACTCGCGCACCACCTCCCACATGTCGTCGGGCGCATAGCGCGCGGCGGCGGCGTTCATGTCGGCCGCGACCGCGGCCATCGGCAGTCCTGCCATGGATCCTCCTCGGTTCGGCCCGCCATGCGGGCTGGTGTTCTCCGGCCGCGGATCGGGCCGGCCGTTCGGGGTCTCGGGGGCGCCGCCCGGGCCGGGCTCGCCGTCGCCGCGCGGGGCGTCCTGCTCCGGCACGCGGTCCTGCCGCTCGGGCTCCGGCGCGTAGCGGTTGAGGTTGTCCTCGCAGCGCTTGCGCCACCACCCGCCGAGTCGGCGCCCGCCGCCCCACAGCGCCGCGGCTCCGGCCGCGCCGGCGGCGAACCCGCGGTTGACCCACGGGCGCCCGCTGGCGGTCCGGCCGATCGCGTCCCGAGCGGCCCGCACCCGGTTGCGCCACCCGCGCGCACCCGAGGCCGCGCGGAACCCCGTGCTCGCCCGCCGTCCGGTCGCCCGGTCGGCGCGGTCCGTGGCACGGCGCGCCTTCTGCCGCGCGGCCGCGGCGATCCGCCCGGCCCGCCCGGCGGCCGCGGCACGGGCCCGGCCCCACCGCGACGGGGCGCCTCCGCCTTCTCCTCTCATTCCTCCTGCTCCTTTCTGCGGGGCGCCGCGCAGGCCGCCCTTGCCCTTCGTGGTCGTGGAGGCGCCGCCGTGCCCGCGGCCCTGGGGGCGCCCCCGACCGAACCGGGAACCGGACCCTCCGCCGGCGGGGGTGCCGCGCCTTCCCCGCGCGGCGTCCCCGCCCGCGGAGCCCGCCCCCTTCTTCGTCGGCGCCACGGAGCGGGGCGTGGGCCTCGCCGCCGGGGAGGAGGGACGGCCCGTCGAGCCCGGCTTGGTCGCGGCGCCGCGACCGGCGGCACGCCCGCCCGCAGACGGCTTCGCGCCGCCCGAGGAGGGCTTCGTCCCACCGGTAGCTCCGGCACGCTTCCCCGCAGGGCCACCGCGGGCGGGCGCCGACGTCCCGCCCGAGCGCGCCGCCGCCGCCTTCCTCGCGGCCGCACCTCCGCCCGGGGTTCCGCCGCGGCCCGCCGACCGGCCCAGCTTCGACGCCCCGGCCGCCGTGCCGCCCGCGGTCTTCGACGTGCGCATGGTCTTCGTCTCCCGGCGGCCACCGTGGTCCTTGTCCTTGCCGAAGCGGCGGTGCAGGTACGCCGCCCCGCCCGCGGCGCCGACCGCCCCCACACCTGCCAGCCCCGCCGCCCCCCAGGCGGAGTACACCCCGGCGCCGGCCAGCGTCACCGCCGACGCCCCGCCGAGCAGCAGCTGCCCCACGGGCAGCCGCCGCTCCTCGACGGTGTCGGCGTCCTTCTTCCCCGGCTCCGCGGGGGCGGGCTCGGGCTGGGGGACCGGCGCCTCCGGCGCGTCCTTCTGCTCTTCGGTCACCGCTCCTCCTCTCTTCTGTACAGATCCCGCTCCGCCTCGCCGACCAGCCCCGCGTAGCGCACCGCCAGGCCGAGCGCGCAGACCCCGGCAGCGGCTCCAGTGGCGTGGAGCACGAACCACGGGGTGGAAACCAGGTCGACGGCCGCGGCGCCGGCGACGACGACGTAGACGACCAGCACGATGCGCATCAAGGGCTCCAAGGGGTGTGCGACCATGAAGAAGCCCTGCGGGGCGTGCGGCCCGCCAGGTCGTCCCAGGCTCGGGCGGGCCGCTCCGCTACTCCTCGGACTCGTCCTGCTCGCGCTCGCGGCGGGCCCGCTCACGCAGCGCCGGGCTCAGGTGCAGCACCAGGTGCTCCAGCACCCAGGTGCCGACGATGTCCAGCACCAGGAGCACGACGCCCGCCACGACGACCCCGACGGCGAAGCCCAGCAC